TACGCTTATTATGATTTAGGTGCGGCTCCTTATTTAGGCCAAGTTGTTTTTAGCGGAAGCTTTTCTGGTGTCATGTCCAGTAGTAACTACAATCTCTCCGATCTTTTGCTCACTTACGCTACGGGAACGTTTTCCGGAAGTTTCTTACAAGTCTGGACTGGAAGTCCGGTAGTTCTTTACAACAAACCAGTTCTACCAACATCAATTTTGTGGTCCTCAGATGATGCTTACTACCCATTGAATGCCACTCGTTCTTATTTTTTGAACGTTTGTAGTGGTTCTGTTATTTATGAGACTTATGTTCCAATATATCCATATGAATTTAGGGTTCTTGATGTGGAAAAAACCTATACAACTCAAAACTATGGACCCAATAGATTCAAAAATGAAAAAATTAAACCGAAAAGTCAAGGTGTAGCCACTCGTTTAGCAAACACAGAACGTTCAACCTTTGATTTGATTCGTGGAATTCAATCTGATTCCAACCTTCTGGGATTGTATTTGGACCCGCAAGATGCCAAAAATCGTGATATTGTCAAGTATTACGGAAACAACAACATGATGGATTTGATTGCAGATCCATCAAACATGTACTCGGCATCTTACACGAATCTGAAAGCTTTGAATGACGCCTATAATTCTTTCGGTTACCGCAAAGTTCTTTACAACGAACTCATAACTCTTTACAAGATTTATTTCAATCGTTCTATTTTTGAAAGCATCAAAAACGTAATACCTGCAAGAGCAAGTGTTAGAACAGGAATTTTGATTGAGCCAACTATATTAGAACGCCCGAAGTATCAACACCGGCCCGTTTTCTCTGAAATTGGTAGTGGTTCTGTTCCTTATTTCGATGTGACCGCCAGTCATTATGCCAAAGATCCGGTTACTAAACTTGTTCGCTTTTCTGGGTCTGTAGGAAATACCTCAGCGGGTTACATGGAATTGTTGTTTGGAGAGTTTAATTGGAATCCGTCCTATTCCCAAACGTCGTTCAATGCTGCATCTCTTCCGGCCAATTCAACAATTTATTTGGATATGTCTTACGCTAATGAAGCGAATTTCATTTACCCTCAAAACTACAACAATGGATACATACCGGATCTTACCGATGAAATTCAATTTGGACATTTTGCTTCCGTTGGTGATTTTAATCCAAAAGGATTTATAGCTGAAAACTTCAAAACCAGTTCTTACTTGGTAAAGAAATGGAACAAGTACATCATATATTCTAAAAGCGGTTCATACATTAGGAGTTCGAATAAAAAAGAAGATGTTTACACATCACATTCGGTTTGGTTGTATAGCCTTGTAAATATGTCCCCACTGGGATATAATCAACTATTTTACACGGCAAGTAAATATGAGCCATCGGGGTCGGTTTTAGATATTACAGACAACACGGATGTGGTTCAAATGAACGGTTACTATTATTATTTACATCGTGCAAATACAGCAAAGAAAACCCCAAATCTTCCGATTACCCATATCAAAGCGTCAGAAAATCATATTGGATGGGCATTTACTACCGCTACAACTCCTTACACGTCACTTGCCGAAGACACCTATTTCGAAGTATTCAATGGATACCCAAGAAATCACTATACGCACAAAAGAATGCAATTCAGTCCTGTTAAATTTAACAGTCTGAGTGGTAAATTTCGTGTTCAAAAAGCACAGATTTACACAAGGGGAAGTCAAACCATAAATACCACGATTGATGATAAATCGGCATTGGAAGATGCTACGCTCCCAGTTCAAAGCATTGAAACCAGTAATGTCAACCTTGTTAAGAGTGACAACGTGATAAATCAGTAAAAAAGGGTTACAGAGCAATACTTATAGATGAGAGACCAACTTTTATAAAAAATGATATATGGCATACATTGATAATACCACCATCACCGTTGATGCGGTTCTTACCAAAAAAGGTCGTGAATTGCTTGCAAAAAATGGTAATCTAAACATCACGTCATTTGCATTAGCAGATGATGAAATTGATTATACGCTTTACCAACCAAATCACCCAAATGGCAGTGCTTTTTATGACATCGCTCTTAGAAATACTCCTGTTTTCGAGCCTTTCACAGATGAAACGCAAGTCATGAAGTACAAGCTGGTAACCCTTAATCAAGGTGTTACATCCATCCCGGTTATTTCGATTGCTCAGGACAAGATTGCGGTTACTCGGGATTTCACTGGCGACATTATCATTTCTCCTTCTACCAACCCTGCTTACAACTTGACCGCAGGTTATACAGCCATTCTCGGAAACAAGAACGTTGGAACTCTCGTGGTAGAAGAAAGTAACTCAATCAATGCTGTTTCGAATACGATCCCAACTTTTGCTGGTGACATCAATACTGCAAGTTCTCAGGTTGTTGTAGGAAAGAAGTTCCGCTTTATTCCAAACGCCCAACTTGGAAGAACGACAACTACAAACTTGACTATTGTTGGAAACGAGTCTGGTGGAAACATCAGTATTGAAGTAACGATAACAGTTCCGACTACAAGCTAACAGACCTATGATATTTAATCAATTTCAACCAGAAGATATTGTTGCAGGACGAACGACTCGTGTTGCTAGTGGTTTTTGGCCAGAAGGCCAAACTAACTGGAGCCAGAGTTTGTTTGTGGACGATTTTTGGGATTTGACGGGCTCTTCGGCCACACCATATCCATCTTATGGATCTTCGTTGTATGATGTTCGTAGAACTATGTACTACGTTAACGTCTTCCCAAGCCTTACCGAAAAACTAAACAATGACCCATATTTCTCCGCAACATATGGACACATTGGAGGGAGTGGTTCTTTCTTAAACGAAACGGCAAGTATCAAAGCCAATCCAACAAAAGCGATTTACACTCAGTACAAAAACCTATTGCTTGGAACATCAGATTTGGATGGAAAGTTTAGTTTCAAAACGGGAAGTGTAGGAGGAACGGTCGATGCTCTTGATATTTTTGTATTGACCTTCTCAACCTATAAGATGAAAGACAGAATAGATGAAGGTATCTTTGAAATATCGATTTCTGGAACTTTAGGTTGTCGAACTTACATTGATGATTCTCCAAATGAAACACAGGTAAAGACGGTTTATAATCTTATCAGTGGATCTTTGGAAACTGGAATTGTTGGAACTGCCTATGAAGGCGTGGGATTGTTCTATCCCCAAAATGGAATCGTTGTTTTCAATGCTGAAAAGTTGAATGAGGCCGTTGGAATGAAAGCTATGGGTAATTTCGCCGGATATAATTCGGATGGTGGTGGACCATATGCTTATAATAGTAGTTCATTCGGCACAGAATATGGACAAAATCACAAAGTGATTGTTGAAGCTATCAAATTAGCCGGAAACAATGGAAATAATGGTAGAGTCAACTTCATGAAGGTTCGTAAGTCTGAATATGTTCCGGCAAGACACTACTTTGTTCGTGTAAAGAACCGTGACTTCAACTATAGCAATAATCCAACGTATGTTTACGATGGAACCGACGGAGAACACGCTCAAGGAACAATCAGAAACGCAGACTTTATTGATAATCCGAGGACGTACCCTACGACAGTTGGTCTTTACAATGATAACAACGAACTGGTAGCTGTCGCCAAATTGAGTCGTCCAGCGGTCAAAAGTTTCGATAATGAGCTTTTGATTAAGTGCAGGCTCGACTTTTGATACAGAGTTGCAAATAAAATGACGTTTTGAACATGTCACTCATTCATGATCAAACAACTCAAAAAGTACGATGTACAGAATACTCCGTTCGTTGCGACCAAAGCTTGGGAACTGCTTAATGTTCAGCATCAAGATTTGGTTCTCGTCGAGGAAAACTCCGAGACGCCACTAGGACAGGATACATTTGTTGCTCTTGAGTTCATTGATTATAGCTTTGGTAATCCTCAAGGTGTTCTAAACACTGATTGTAACATTGCTCTTGAACAACAAATAGCCGATCCCGTATTATACGAAGAAGGCATCAGTGGCAGTGGATTATTTTATCCATCAGACCGTCAAAACCCCAACGGAACTTATACCCGCCTTGTTTATCAGCAGATTCTTCGTGCTTTTTATAATAACTATCATAATCCACTCCGGATTTTTGGTATCGAAAATGTCGATTTCCAAACCTCTGGAATGAAGCGATTTTTGAGTAATTATTTCAGGGTTTTCCGGCTGGAACAACAAAAATTTGGTGACAAAATTGTCGAAGGATCGGTTGAATTTATTGACAATACCTATGACGATAACTATACCATCACGGATGATTGTCAAGGCAATTTGATTGCGTGGCCAAATTTATTTTCAAGAATTCAAGAAGTTCGTCACATTGAAAATGATATTCGTTCTGGTTCTGCGGATTATGATTGTCCATTACCTGTTACGGGGTCTCCAGAAGCACCAATATTGTTGACTGGTTCTTTGACTTCTTCAATTTCTGGTGGTGAATTTTTATTGCCGTACTTAGCATCTTTAAGTTGGAGTTATGATTCCACTAATGAGGATGGTTTTAATATCTATAGAAGCTTGACGACAGATGGTGTCAATTGGAGTGCATTTGGCTTGCGACTCAGTACTCCTGCTGACATTACATGGTCTGTTGATAATATTGATTCTCGTGTGGCGGGTATTTCATACTACGTTACCGCTTACAACATGTTTGGTGAATCGGCGGCTTCTAATACAATTGTTTTTGGTCCTCCTGATTCACCGACTTACATTTCGGCATCTGCTATTGCTTGGTCAGCATCTTATGTTGTATGGTCCGGATCGGCGGGAGCGTACGGCTATTATCTCTTTAGATCTGATGATAGCGGCTCATCGTGGATGAATGTTGCAACAACAAGTTTTGCAGTCACTAGTTCTTATGACCATACTTTGGAACAAACTAGTTCCTATTCTTATAGAGTAGCTGCTTATAATATCCTATCATGGAGTTATTCACCAACGGCTAGTATTTCTACACCAGAATCAGCGAGTGCTGCTCCCGAATCTCTATTAATATTGGAAGTCTCTAGTGGTTCGGCTATATTAAGTTGGAGCTATGCTGAAACACCAAATAGTTATGCTATTTCAAAATCATTAAATGGTTCGACCTTTTTTGGTATAACCAATGTCCCCTACACGAGCCCAACTCAATCTTATAAAGACACAGATGTTTATGGAGATCCACGATCTGCTTCATACTTCTACAAAGTAAATGCAATCTTTCCCGCTTCTTCAAGTACGAGTAATGTGGCTAGTATTTCTTTTGTTAATCCACTTCCTCCGCTTCCATGTGCCGGATTCTCTCCTCTGACTAATATCACTGGAACTATAACAACTAATTACACATCTCCATATCGGGGAGAGTCGTATTATGCCAATACCCATTCGTTTATTTTTGAAGACGGAGTAACATATAACATTTGGTTGAGATCACCAATTGACAACTATTTGGTTCTCTATAATAGTTCAATGACACATATTTCTCATAGCGATTCAGATGGATGGAATCCGTCCAATGATAGCTACAATGGTGCATTAGTATTTACAGCGGTGGGTTCGAATAATCCATACATAATTGAGGCAACAACATATGGCGAAGGACAAACTGGAGACTACACCTTGATTATTGAAACTGGTTCCATTACACAATCGGTTGTTTGTAAAAATGCTCCCCAACAAATGTGGTATTGTTCGGCATCTAATAGAATTTTTGTCGGGGACGCACAAAGTCCGACGATGAGTATCATCAATGCTGACACAAGGCAATTGGAAGGACAACTTATCAATCATCGTTATCTTGATTGGTTAGGAACGCCATATTACGATGTAACATGGGGGTGGCATTGGAGTCCAAATACGATGACAGGATATTGGGTTGTTGGAATGAATCTCAACGATTGTTATATTTTGGAGACAGACTTATCGGGTTCTTCAACAGGAAGTTTAATCAGTTGCAGTGTAAAATCAAACGGCAATACTGTTTGGACGGCGTACGACAGTAAAAACGACCGTATTTTGTTAGTAGGAACGTCCACAACCGCTCGTCCAAACATTGAAATCTTTGATATTGGAACCACATCAACGATCTGGTCGGCAAATCTTTTATCACTGGGGCAATATTTGTGGACTTGTTGCTATGTAGAATCGACAAATGAGTTTTGGGTCCGTGGAGGATATACGGGTCAGATTTACAAGATTAACGCCGATACCTTTACGGTTACCACTTCTTCCATTCCCATTGGAATTTCAGGAAATTCTGGAATAGATTATGTAAAACAAATTGATAGGGTTTTTACGAAGCCAGCTTCGGGATATACTCTTGCCGCCATCAAGCCAGCGGAAGACAGAATTGAAGATTTTTCTTCGCCGTTAGGTCTTGGAAACATCGAGGGTATAGTTTATGATCAATGTCGAGAAGAATTGGTATTTGTTCAATGGGGTCTTGGAGCCTGTGCGTGTGATGCCGTAACATATGAGCCAAAACGCTTCTATGTATTTGATAATAACAACGAAGTCGAAGACATTGTTTATGCCGAAAAGACCGGGGATACCTATGTTGTCGAAGACAACTATCGAGTTCTTCATGTTCTCGGATAACTTTCTTCGATGCATTTAGTCGGATTTGACATGGTTAATGACTGTAGATAGACCCAAATACTTTTGGGAAATAAACTTTTAATCTATTTATAAGTAACATGTACATTTTAGCGAAAAACGTCAACTACGGATATTCGGTAGCCACCCACGGAAAATATGTCGCCGTTGGAAACCCCCCGCTTCTCCGATATGACCATCTAACCTCCAGTCTTTATCAAACTGGCTCTGTGGATGTTTTTCGTTATGACATCAATACAGACCAACATTTTTACATTGACTCATTGACAAAACAGGTGGAAGAAGATGAGGCGATTTTGTTAGCCGAAGAGGTTGCTTCTGTTATGGGAGATGATCTCCAAACAGAAGAGTTTGGTCTAGACTGGGTAAATCGCCTCAAAAACATCCGAGTTGATTATCTCGAATATTTTACCCAATACGAATCCAGTTATGGAGAAGCATTAGATACTTACGATAATAAAATAGTAGTCGGGTGTCCATTTTATTGGGATCGGTTCGTTATTGATGGCCGAACATTCGATTTTACATCCTCCTGCGTTGACATCTGGGATTACACATATTCCGAAAGAAACATTTATACTCACAACGCTGCACCAACCCGAGTAGGATATGGTTGGACGGGTTCTTCTGCACCAACAACTAGTTCTGGATATACCAGTTCACTTGATTTTGGAAATGTGGATTTGTCAACAACTCGTTTGTATTTCGAACAGATTTTAGTTCCATCGGGTTATGATTATTTGATTGTTTCTGTATCTTCTTCGTTTCAGACCGGGTCTCAGGTTGTAGCAAAAATTCCCGTGTCTCCCGAAGGTGAGTATGCAACATATGCTTTCACTGCCTCATTAACCGCCTCGGTAAATGCTATTTTCTACGAAGGGCTTATTACGAATGAAATAAGACATTTTCACATTCCAAATCCAGAATCGGTTTCGGGGTCATTTGGAAAGGCAGTGTCAATCAATCAGGATTGGGTGGCCGTTGGTTCTCCAAACTATGACAACTACAAGGGTGCTGTGTATCTCTATAAAAACGAATGTACTGGAAGCACTTTAAGTTGGTCATTGTATCAAGTGTTGACACCTAGTTCGTTGGTTGCAAACCAAAAGTTTGGTTGGGATTTGTCCTTAAATAAAGAACCGGGAACTTGTCGAAATCGTTTGGTTGTTGGTTGTGGAGCACCAAATAACAATAATGTCTATCTATTTGAATTTTCCGGTTCGACTTGGTATGAATCTTATCAATTTCATCAGGTTACTAGTTCTTTGGCTCCATTGACGTTCAACACATCTAGTTACGGAATTCTCCTTTCTTCTAGTTATAAAACAAGTTCATTTGGTTGGGCCGTATCGACTTATGGGGACACTGTAGTTATTGGTGCTCCAACGGAAAGAAACATATTTGAGTTTACTGGTTCGGTTGGTTATGAACAAGGAACGGCATACATTTTTGAGCGTTGCAATGGTCCGTGTCCAGTAACGGCATCCGAATACCGCCTCGTCCAAAAAGTGTACGGAGATCTATATTCTCTCAAAAATAATAGATTGGGTTGGTCGGTAAGCGTTTATGACAAGAATATGATGATTGGTGTTCCAAAACGGGACGTTACTACAATGTCATCATGTTACATTCGTGGTTCCCTCAACCAGCAACTTTATTGTGGTGTCGATTTGGAAAACGCAATCAATGGGCAATGGATATATTTAACAAAGAATACATCGTCTGGAAATTGGGATTTCCAAAAAACGTTCCAGAAGAAAAAGAAGTTCATGCGACCCTATCGAACATTTGGGTTCGATGTTAGTGTAGGAAATTTTTCTTTGGTTACCGGGGCTCCAATGAACCTCGCCAATAAGGCTCGTGAAATCGATATTGCTTCCACCGGAAGTTTGGGAATTCCGCTAGACGATGTCATGGGTAAAGCATACATTTACAATATTCATAATTACAGACCACAGTTCTATGTTGGCAATGTCTTCTATCGAAACGGAACGTTAGTCGTGAATACGTCTGGTTCTGGTTTTGATGGAATCTTTTTCGACCCTACCAACCCCTACCAGTATGAGTATCTCCTTAGATACAAATCCCGCCATACCATCAACGAAAAACAAATCGTCTGTACAATTGAACCGGGGGAATTCAACGTTAGTACCAATCCTTCTGCTATCGTAAAAGCAACCTCTTCGTTTGATTTAAACAATAACGGTGTGTTTGATTTTCAAGATGCCGACATATTACTGAGATATATGCAGTACAAAAACAGCACGACATTAGGTGGATATTCTTTCGATTGGAGTTCATCTATCGTAAAAAACGATGACGAAGTGAGTTTTTATAACTGGAACGCCGAGCGATGGACAAATACTGATTCATTGTTTTTATCCAGTTTAAAGAGATTCGAAACCGTTGATACTTGGTTTCAAGATTTGTTGGATTTCAATGAGGATAGCAAAATCGATATCAATGATATGTCGATTCTCTGGAAGTATTTTTCCAATCGATTAACCGAAAAGAACTATCTATCTTATATTAACTCCAACTGCCAGCGTCAACAGGTAAATCAAGCAATCTCTTATTTAGATGATCTTTCAAAACGTCATGCGGTTCCGGAGATTAATCCCAATTTCTATGACTATGAAGCTAAATGTTGTCTTGATAAGACAGGTTCTTATTTGGCTCCTTTTGTAACAACCATTGGCCTTTATGATGGATTAGACTTGGTTGCTGTGGCGAAACTTGGGTCTCCTATCAAATTACCAAAGAGTTTGCCAATAAATTTCGTTGTGAAAATGGACTTCTAACCACTATTTATAAGCAGAAACAATTTGACCTATGCCAACACTACAAATCGCAACTGAAAATAAGCGTCCATCGCTGACACAAAACATCGAGGCTCTTTATGCTACATTTCACGCTGGCGGGGCGTTTGACGCCAAGGCCGATATTGTTTCCGATGGAACTCGAAATGAAAGAGTCACCAGTTTAAATTCTCGTCATAACACTCCAAAGGGATTCAAAACCAAGATGCGTGAACAACAAACAGAACTGTTCATGGCAATGGATTCAAAGACAGTAACTACTTCATTAAGAACCAGTATTTACGGCGATCATTCCAGTAAAAAATACGCTGGATAACCATCTTCAAATGAGTTATGGTTTTAGGACTTGATGCCAGTACCACTGTTTGTGGTTGGGCTTTGTCCAATAGTAATAGTATTGAACGTGCTGGTTTTATAGACATTTCCAATCTGGAAACCAACAAAGAAAAAGCTCATTATATTCTCGAAGTCATTTCACCCTATCTTCATAATGTCAAAGAAATCAAGTTAGAAGCCGCTTTGAGCGGTTTTATGAGGGGTCGAACTTCCCAACAGGTGGTTATCAAGCTTGCAAGGTTTAATGCGGTCCTAGAATATGTTTTAAATGAAAAAACGGGAATTCCGGTAACTCTGGTTAATGCCGCCACGGCCCGAAAGAAAGTTCTAGGAAAGGCTTTTATAAAAGGCATGACGGCCAAGGAATACGTTCGTCAGGAACTCCCTAAAATACATCCAGAGATTCGTCAATTCGAAAAATTAAACAAAAAGGGCCAATGGAACGTAAAAAATAGTGATATGTATGATGCAGTAGTAATAAGCTGTTTTTAATGAACTCTACTACAATATGAATACCGAAGTTTTTATCACTTGTGACCGCTGCGGTAAAACCGTTCACGGTGTCATTATTGAAGAAGAGGGATTACCTAAAATTACAGGTGGGTTTTATGATGTAACACCTCCTAGTTATTGGGGAATGTTTGCGTTTCAAGGTGAACAAACAGTTTGTGATGCGTGCATGTGGGCCAATCCCGAATTTTTGAAACTTTATCCCGTCGAAAGAAAAATCCCAAAAGGAGAAATTACGTCGCCTATGACCGTTTCTCCAGAGTATCTCGAACAAATAAAAGCTCAACGAAAACAAGAACGGGCCAAAAGTGGGCGGGAAAGAAAACTTGTCGAAATGGAACGTTTGGGAATTGATAAACTAGAAAAGCCAGAGAAACCAGAGAAACCAGAAAAGCCAGATAAACCGGATAAACCGGATAAACTAGATAAACCGGATAAGAAATGAAAGCAGGTTACCTTTACATCATTACAAACGCCGCTTTTCCCGGTTGGGTTAAAGTAGGCACCACTTGGAATCTCACTGAACGTTTACACACTTATCAAACGGGTGATCCATTTCGTGGGTACAAACTCCAATATTCCCTCCACCATCCTTCATTCCGTGAAGCGGAGAAGAAAATCAAAGAAGCCATGAAACACTTCGCATTAGAAATCCGTGGGGAGTGGTTTCGAGTGGATCTTAACATAGCAAAAAGCCGTCTCGACGAAGCACTTGAATCATATAATAATGGCGAGTGGACGGAAGTATAAAAAGTTGACTGGTTTTCTGTTTCTGTTATAGTTATACACAAAAAATAAAAATATCTTCGCTTTCAAACAAAACGTTTGGAGGCAATTACATGAATGGATTGTTTCTATACCCCAAAGTTTAATGAACCACCTACTTGCTAAAGTAGGTAGATTTTCCGGTTAGGATTTTTAAAAGTATCACAGCTATTAAATTATTTAAGAAATACCCAAAGTTAAAATCTTTTTATGGTAGATGTGGTTCTCTTTGGTCAGTAGGTAAATTTATATCCACTGTTGGCAATGTTTCTGCCGAAACAATCAAAAAATATATTGCTGACCAAAAAGGGACGTAAGATATGTTAATACAACGAGGATATAAAATTAGCTAATTTAATTTGTGAAAAATTGGCTTTATTTAAAAGCAAAATATATCACAATAAAGGGAACAATGCTTTTTATGTAAGTACTCCTGTTCACCATATTTTTACAAATATGTATGATTCGTGGTATATTGAAAAAGAGAAAATTTCCATTCCAATTGATTGCAACCTTACAAAAACACATTTGCTTTATCTCTATATTGGAGATGGGAATTTAGCGAAAAACACAAAGAACACCTATAAAATTCATCTTTCGACAAACTGTTTTGATGATGATAGTCTAAATAAAATTGTGAGTAAATTAAAAACATTCCTTCCATTTCCAAACAGTATAAAAATATATAGCAGAAGAGATGGTAAAGTGATAGTGATTTTAAAAAATAAAAATGTTTTATCGTTTTTAAATTATATTGGTGAATGCCCAGTTAAGGATTTAAGTATCTCTAAAAAATGGGCTTGTGGAGATGGTTCAATAGAACTGTCGTTGAAGCAAGAAAAAGAATGCTTAGTAAACTAAGCAGAAGCCACAGGGCTTGCCCTGTGGAGTGTCACTAACAAAACGTTCAATCCTTCGGATATAATATTTTGACTTCTAACCCAATTTCTGTCATCATCTTCGTATGATTCTTCAAAGTAAGCTGCTTGCCCTTGTTAACGAAGTGCTGTCACAGAATGCCAAACTCCGAAAGGGAGGGTCACAAGCTACGTACTTTTGTCCCTTCTGTAATCACTATAAACGAAAACTTGAAGTCAATTTGGATTATGGTCAGTGGCATTGTTGGGTTTGTCACGCAAAGGGTTCATATTTAGGGAGTTTATTCACTAAAGTCAAAGCTCCACGACACTTTAGAGACCGGCTCTTTGAATTAACGAAGGATGTTCGGCTTCAACGTAAATTGAAGCCAAGGAGGGGAGAAGAAGAAGAGCTTAAACTTCCAGATGATTTCATTTCATTAGCAGTCCCCCCCAAACACGATGTTCATTTCACTGAGCACCATCAAGAATATCGCCGTGCGATGGCTTACTTAAAAAATCGTGGAATCACAATGGAGGATATATGTAGGTACAATATCGGTTATTGCGAATCGGGTGAATACCGAGATTGTATTGTTATTCCTTCGTATGATGATGAAGGAAAATTAAACTATTTTTCATGTCGTTCTTATTATTCTTCCACATGGTCGAAGTATAAGAATGCTCCCGGTTCGAAAAACATTGTTGGTTTTGAAAGTTTTGTTAATTATAATGAGCCCGTTACATTGGTTGAGGGTGTTTTTGATGCTATTGCCGTTAGGAACAATGCGGTTCCCCTGTTCGGGACGATGCCCTCGTTGCGTCTCAAAGAACAACTCGTTCTCCACAAAACTAAAAGAGTGAATCTAGTTTTGGACAATGATGCATTAAGAGAGGCAATCAAAATCGCTCAAGATTTGTGGCAATGGGGAATCACTGTCCATCTAGTAAAGTTACCAGAAAAAGACCCCTCGGATGTAGGTTTTTATGTGGTACACGATTTGATTGAACGTTCGAAACCATTTGAATACGCCGATTTGATTTACTCCAAACTAATGGAATAGCATGATTACGATCAGAGAAACGTTAACCATCATTCAAATGGTAGGTATTGGTTTCGCATTCCTCTCGATTATTTTACTTAGCTTATGATATTTGAAAAACTAACATCTACCGTTTCGGATTTTACCCACATCATTCATATCGCCGACATTCACATTCGGTTGACAAAGCGTCATCAGGAATACCGAGAGGTTTTTCAGAGACTTTATAATGACGTTGCAGCGTCTCCACCAACAACAATTATTTGTGTTCTTGGCGATGTCTGTCATAGCAAATCAGATCTGAGCCCAGAATGCGTCCAGATGGTATCTGATTTTCTTTGGAATCTGGCCAATTTACGTGAAACGATTTTGATTCCCGGCAACCATGACGCTACGCTTTCAAACAAAACTCGTCTGGATAGTTTATCCCCAATTGTAGATGCACTAGCTCATCCGAAACTTCATTATTTGAAAGAAAGCAAGTTATATGGAATAGGAAATATCCTGTTCAATAACATGTGTATATTCGACCCACCCGAAAAATACATTCATGGGCAAAACATTCCAGAAGTCTATCGAAATACGTACAAACACGTCATTGCACTGTTTCACGGCCCCGTCGATAGATCTGTAACGGACACTGGGTTTGCTATCTCAAATCCAGAGATTATGCCTCCATTATTCGATTGGCACCATATTGCTCTTCTGGGAGATATACATCGCCGTCAAAATATACAAGAAGCAGTACCGGAAGAACATAAACCCTGTGTTCACTACCCCGGTTCTTTAATTCAACAAAACCACGGTGAACCACTTCATCCCCATGGTTATACATTATGGGATTTATCAACATATGATTACAAGTACGTGGAGGTTCCCAATGACTATGGATACTTTACAATTGAGTTAAACGGTGCCAAAATTTTGACCGACCTTTCCGATTTACCGAAAAAAACATATCTTCGTGTTAAGTGCATGGACTCCATCGCCACGGAAATAAAAGGAGCCGAAGCACTGGTAGGTGGTCTGACCGAAATTCATGAAATTGCTCGTTTACGTATCGAATCCGAGGCCGATAAAAAAGCCAAGGAAGCTTTGGTCTGTAAGGATGTAAAACTTTCCCAGATTGCCGACATTGATTATCAGGCCAAACTCATCACTGAGTTCCTTCAAACAAAATGTAGTCTGCTCGACCAAACGAAAATTGACAAAATTTTGCTTATAAACCGGGATGTTAATACCGAGATTAAGCAAGATGAGTTTTCTCGAAATTTACGATGGAAACCCATTCGTTTTGAATTTGACAACATGTTTGCTTATGGTGAGGGAAATGTAATCGACTTCACACAAATGCAAGGCGTCTATGGTATTTTCGGACCAAATACTTGCGGTAAATCGAGTATTTTCTCTGCCATGTGTTTTTGTTTATTCGACAAATGGGATCGTGGTTTCAAAGCTATAGTTGCCCGAAACGTTGCTAAGCAAACGTTTCGATGTAAATTCGAATTTGAAATAAGCGGTATCCGTTATTTCATTGAGAAAAAAGGCGAAACCACCAAAACCGGAAACGTAAAGGTGGATGTCAATTTCTGGCGAGTCGTCAATGGAGTAAATGAAGACCTAACCGACCAACAAAGACGCAAAACCAATGATGTTATTCGTGAGTATATTGGAACGTTTGAGGATTTCATTCTCACAACTCTTTCTATCCAAAATACAACAAAGAATAATATCAGCTTTATTGACATGGGCAATACCGAAAGAAAGGATTTGCTTGTACAAATCATGGGCCTGAATATATTTGATCGGCTATATGAAAAAGCATATGAAAAGAGCAAGGAGTTAACCACAAAACTCAAACCCCACAAAGATAAGAATTACATAAAAGATTTGGATGCCGCCGAGACCAATTTGGCGTATGCAGAGTCATCCATCAAAGATTGTCAAGCGGCGATGGATGATTTATCCAGACAGATCAAACAGGTCAATGACAATATCGTTGAAGAGACCACCAAGCTTATTAAGTTGGACGGTGACATTCCTACCGACCTCTCGACTTTAGAGAAAAAACGAACCATTACAAAGGCGGCAATTGAAAAATTGATGTCTCAACTTGAAAAAGACAAAACCGAACTTGCGTTGAGAAAAACCAAGATGGAACGCTTGGCCGAGGAACTTTCCGAAATCATCGCCGAGGATCTAGTCAAAGCTCACAATACCTATAATGATTATAGGAAAAAACTGGAGTTGGCTCGTCAAACATTGGAACTCAAACGAACTTTGGTAAAACATTTGTCGGCTAAACTTGAACAACTTCGGAAGAAATATAGTTATGATCCCAACTGTAAATTTTGCGTTGATAATCTTGCCGAAAAGAACGCCGACGCATCTAAGACTGAAAAAGACCTTCATTCTGAAACCGAAGCAATGAATGCCTCTGAGGTTTCTGTTAAAGAACTCACAACAAAATTAGAAGAATGGGCATGGGTTGACGTGGCATACCAAAACTATACCAAGCTTCTAAACGATCACAGCAAAGCCAAAGACGAATTTACCACTTTGAATACAAAGGTTTTGGTAAATGAAAAAGAAGCCGAAAAACTGACTCAAGCTCTCTTAGAAGTCGAAAAGAAAATCGAATTGTATCACCGAAATCAGGTAGCGTTAGACAATAATCAGAAGGTCAACATGACCATTTTGAGTTACAAAAATGCTCTGAGCAAACTAGAAGGAAACTACAATGTTCAAAACAAGAGGTTATTACAACTCATAGGAGAGCGTGAAGTTTTCAAGAAACAAATAGCCGACATTAATGCCACTATTTTGGACCTTATTGAAACCGAAGAAACCCGAGAACTTTATGAATACTACTGCAAAGCAGTTGGTCGCAATGGTATTCCATATCAGGTTATTATAAACACCATTCCTGAAATCACCAAAGAAATCAATTCCATTCTTACCCAGACTTCGGAGTTTACGGTAGAAATTGAAACAGACGAGAAAAACCTAATGCCTTATGTAAACTACGAAACGAAGGGTCGCTGGCCAATCGAAATGACCAGTGGATTTGAACGATTTGTTGTTTCTATTGCCATTCGGGTTGCATTAAACAATATTACCAATCTCCCTCGTACAAACATGCTATTAATTGACGAAGGTTGGGGTGCGATGGATAAAGAAAATAAAGCCAATGTTCCTATGCTTTTGGCGGCATTGAAACATCACTATGACTTCGTTATTCTGATATCCCACTTGGATGAACTTAGGGACTTTGTTGATAGTCAGATAGAAATAACAAAGGTAGGGGTTTTTTCTAAAGTAGTCTTCGAGTAAAATTACCAGCCATGCTATTTATAGGCATGGCTTTATTATCATCATTTGGAAAAGAAGGCGTAAAATTAGGTCTTCTTACTCGCAAAGTTGACATCGAAGATACTTCCACGACCTCGAAGTACTTTGCCGTTACCGAATTCCCCAAAATCCTCACAGCGGGGAAAAACTCATTTGCCTTTAACGGTTCTCAATTTCTTAAAGACAAATCGGAGATACAAGTTGAATGTCTAGATTCCAACAACAATTCTCTCTATCTTGAACAGGCAAAATCCCAAGAAAGTCAGTTCACCGATGCATCGAAATTCGTAGTTTCCATTCATGTTTACGATGAAACCTACAACGGTCCAGCGAAAATTATCTTGGTTGGAACTACCACAAAGGGGGAAATAGTTCGATGGATTGGAACGGTGACTATTGACAAAACACTTAACAACAATTCCAAAGTTAGGTTTGTAAATCGTCCATCGTTAGAAGTTCGTCCTCTTCTTTATCCCGTCGTCTCACTTACTCGTGCGGCTGTAGATTACCCCCCGCCACCAGTTATTTCCCAAGCGGCTGGATATGCCGTCATCCGGAGTTATGTTAAATCGGTTACTTTGACTGGTGTAGGTGCTGGCTATACTAGCGTTAAAGTCACTGTCGATAACACTGGTACCGGAGGAAGTGGATGTCAATTAGAAGCAACGATTGCACCAGACGGTTCTATTGAATCGGTGACGGTTGTTAATGGAGGTTCTGGATATAAGAAGGCACCAAAAATAAGCATTGGAGGAACATACACAACAAAAGCTTCGGCAATAGCCGTCCTCAAAAGCGAAGTTGTTGATGTGGTTATCACAAAACCCGGTTCTGGTTATACATTCGTTCCAGAAGTTGTATTTACTCCAGTAGGAGGTCATGGATCAGGAGCGTCGGCAACGGCTATAGTCCAAAATGGAAAGGTTATCGACGTAACGATAGATCAACCAGATGGTGGAGGCGATGGATATACAGAAGTTCCAGCCGTATCATTTACTGTTCCAAATGCGCCGCCACCGCCTGATATGAATGTTTGGGTATCGTTCTCGGCAAGTTTTTCTTCTTATGGAGCAACCCCACCAACGGATACCAACAAGAATACTATAAACCCCAAACAAACCGATATTGACTATAGATTGGTCATTACAAGTTCTGCATTTTCTCCATTAACTCCGGCAGATCTTGGCTCTATGACATTTCCATACAAGGTTTTCAACACCCAAATGGAAGGTCATCCAATAACTCTTCATATTACAAAAATAAAAAAACCGTATTCCAGAGAAAACATTTCGGTTAATATCACTTCATCGTTCACAATCAAAAAAGTCCTGAATAGTACTACCATACAACTCAACGACCCATTCTATTACACCATAGGAAAAAATCAGTTCGTCGCAAATATTATTGAAGGAAGATGTTTTGCTCCATATCGGTTTATCTTATATAATACGGCACCCGACTCAAGTCAATTTTATCAAGTTTCTCCGTCAGTAGCTCTTCCTGTAAAAGACTCCTACGCAGAAGTCATTTATAGAAACATCAAATGTTTTACTGGATTCGTAGCACGCCACAAAATCTACCGAAAAAGCTCATATTTTCCCGGCGATTTCCAGTTGGTTTCTGATGAACTTTTAACCCCTCCGGAATTACTTTCGGATCAAGTTACATTCAATAAGTTCTATGACCGACTAGGAGTATTTTACAATCAACCCCACGTTAATAAATATTGGTTTTCCGAAACTCCCAATTTTAAGCTTTATCATTCTACCAATCCAATAAACTCAATGCGGGTTCAAATGGACTCGTTCACATATGCCGATGGAACAAAAGGAATAATAGTTAAAAATGATACTTTAGGTGGAGTCAATGATTCGATATACAGAGCATACAATGCTTCGGAATACGCTCGGCTTTCGGGTTCATCTTATAATTCAAACTTTATTAGCCTCAAAAAAGATGTCTTGTACGTTTTGGGGACCAACATCTCCTTAGAGAAAAACGCTTCGGAGACGGATGCAAAAGTGTCGTTTTACTTTACTAGTTCCATTCCAAGCATTAAAAACGAAAAAACTTACGATGCCACTCTAAAAAAGTTGAAACTGGGAGAAATATCGACAAAAGATAAGGTTTCCATAAAGTATTTCAACGACAGACAATACATCTACTTTACTCCTCAAGATGACTATTACGGAACTTTGGTGATAGTTCCTTACAAATGTTCTCCGACGCTTTCGGATATATCGCTGAAAGTGTATGCCGATTACGGGTTCTCTGGAGATTGTCAAGAGATCAGAATTCCTTTTGACGTAAAGACCGCAAACGAAGCATTTGATATTAGGTCAGAACTCTTAGATTTGAATTCTGTGATTGTGTATTCAGAGCTCCGAACTGTTCAATCTTTTGACCCCGGTGGGGAAAGTTTAGTTGGAAAAACAAACACAAGTAATATCAATACCAATATAACAATTGTCCAAGGGAACAATGGGGGAGGCGGGTCTGTTACCGTGACTGGAGAACCATATTTTCCAGATTTGACTCTATGTGACACAACAACTCGTTTCGTAGGATGGCACGCCACCACGGGGGATTCAACGACAGACGGAAAACTATGTTATACAAATGTTGCCCGACTTTTCGTAAGTTCTAGTGAATATATTCAACTTCATGAATACCAAGCTGGAGTGGAAGTAGTTGGGAAAGCCATTGCCGTGCAATATGACTTAGAAAACGGAATGGGTAGAAAAATTTTCATCGATGCCTTCGGCACAAAAGAAATCTATCCATAACTTTTTATAAAGTTTTTCTAGATTCATACGTAGATACTTATGAATAGAAGTTATTATTATGAAACCAAAGAAAAGCAATATCGAAATCATTAAATCATATCTCGCCGGAGAACGTCCTTTTGTCCAAGTTGGGTACACGCCAAGGGTTGTTGAACGGAAAGAGGGCGAAGAATGGGAAGATGCCCAAGGCAGAAGATGGGTTCAACGAAATGGTTACAGAACTCAAATTAACAAGCAAGCTCAGTTAATTCGTGAAGCCACTAATCAAGTATGTAAGTGTGGCCAGAACATTAAGTTTGGAAATCGTTTTGACGAAAAGTTTTTCGCAAAGACAGGAATGTGCTATGATTGCACAATCAAACACGAAACAGAACTTAGAGTGTTAGGTGTTTTTGCCCATTATGAACGATGGAAGCTTTTATCCAACTATCTTAGCTATTTGGAAGATATCAAGCGAAAAATCGAAGATAGCATTAAATATCTACAAAATGAGCCAGATACGTTAAGTATCCTTTGTAATGGAGAGGGTTTCCTCGAAAAGTTCAAAGGAATCAATACCACAGATTTGCTTACTTCTGCTCAAAAAGACTTGGAAGAAATAGAACAAACAATTAAGAAGGTTGCAAAAGATAAGGCAGACGCCAAGAAAATCTATGATTCGGAACTAACCAAAGCCAAGAAAGCAGCTAAGGCGGCTTTAAAAAAGTAACCATGAGCAACCAACAAACTCCAAGAAAAACCCTCCAAGAAATCATCAGGGAGGAATATAAGAAGTGCCTGACGGACCCCGTATATTTCATGCGGAAGTACGTTAAAATTCAACATCCAATTCGTGGAACCATAAATTTTGATTTGTATCCTTTTCAGGCCAAAACTCTAGAAGAATTTGCAAAACACGATTTCAACATTGTGTTGAAATCTCGTCAGATGGGGATTTCAACCTTGGTTGCAGCGTATTCGTTGTGGCTAATGGTTTTCCATAAAGACAAAAATGTGCTTATCATTTCGATTAAGCAAGACGTGTCTAAGGAAATCGTCTCTAAGATTCGGTTTGCCAATGATAACCTTCCATCTTGGTTGAAGGTTGAATGTAAAGAAGACAATCGCCTTTCTCTTAAACTAGCAAATGGCTCCCAAGTTGCCGCCGTTTCATCTGCAACAACAGCGGGTCGTTCTGCTGCACTGTCATTGCTGATTATTGACGAAGCTGCATTCGTTGAAAAGGCCGAGGAAATCTGGGCATCAGCACAACCTACTTTGTCATGTTTAGATAAAAATACACTTATTTTAACCGATAAAGGATTAATTAGGTTGGAGCAATTAATTGACGGATCTACAAAGCTTGGTTTTAATTCGGTAAATTTGAAGGTTCATGACGGGGAAGAAATCACTGATGCATCTTCTTTTTATATGTCGGACAAATCTGACATGTATGAAGTAGAGTTTGCAAGTGGAGCAAAAATCATTGGGACTAAAAAACACCCGTTGATGACCAAAAATGGATGGAAATCCATTTCAGATTTGTTTCCGGATGAAGACGAAGTTTTATGTAAATATTCTCAACACCTCTTCGGACCTCCAATAGATTATTCAAAATTTAATCCAGATATTAGAAAAGATGCAGTTCATTATAAATTTTCAAATAGAGAAATAGCATATTTATGTGGCCTCTGGACCGCCGAAGGTCACATTAACAAAAGAACCGTTGGAATTACCAATACCGATAAGGAAATAACTGATTGGCTAAAAAACAGGGGGTTTACATGCTATGATGATAGACATTACTATTTGAGTTCCGTTTGGCTTGTCGAATTACTAAAATGGATAGGGTGCGAAGGAACTGCTCATACCAAACGAGTTCCATGGAGAATTCTAAGCAGTTCGATGGAAGAACAATGTGCGTTTTTGCAAGGATTGTTTGACGGCGACGGTTGTTCGTTGGGAGCCAAGGGGGTTAAACTGACATCTGTATCTTTTGAACTATTATCTAACGTAAGATGCATGTTGTTAAACTTGGGAATACGTTCCTATATTCGATCCTCCGAATGGAAATCCACCAAATCCACAGTAATCAAGGATAAATCCAAGATCTTCCACGGATACGAATTGCATATTGGTGGATGGGATGCACATAAGTATTATACAACCATTGGTTTCACGGTTAAACGCAAAGCCGCAGGATGGAGCCAACTTCCATTAAAATCAATCAAGAGAGTATATCCCGACAAAAATGCAGTAAAAGAGCTTATATTGGAAACAGGACTATCGATTCGAGCATTTTCAAAAAAATATGGCTACTATTATGACAAGTATTTATGGAATGGTGGAAAAGGGTTGAGTATTTCTTCTGTAGAGAAGTTACTCGATATTTGCAATGGATTATCGACATCCGAAAATTACAAAAAGGTAAAAGCGCAGTATGAAAGAGATACCACTGAATATTATGATAAAGTGGTCTCCGTCAGGTACTTAAAAAATGATTTTAGCTACGACCTGAAAGTGCCAAGCTCAGAGCGTTTTTTGGCAAATGGTTATATAAGTCATAATACAGGTGGTAAAGCCATACTTTTATCATGTGTAACGAAGGATACTTATGTTATTACCAATGAGGGAATCAAACAAGTAGAGGATTTTGTAGATATCACGAAGACGGGAGGATATGAATGTAATCCTTATGGAGTTATGGGAGTAAACAAGATTCGACGTGGGAATCTTTTTTATAACAATGGTCGCCAGAAAACCATTCAAATCACTACCAAATATTCAGATTTGGAGTGTACCAAAAATCATAAATTGTGGGCCTATCGTAATAGAACGGGAACATTTGGATGGTATAAAGCAGAGGAATTAGAAATCGGTGATTTTCTGTCCATGCAAATAGGAATGAATACATGGGGAAATCAAAATGCCTTACAAGGATTTAGTCCATCGCAATCTACAAGAATTCGTTCACCCTTTTGCCCGTCTGAAATTTCTACAGATTTATCCTATTTATTTGGCCTTTATATTGCTGAGGGAAGTTCTTACAAGGTTAAGAATAAAACGGGAGAATTAATAGGAGGTTCCATTACAATTACCTGTGGAGATAATATCTCATGGGTATTCGATAGATTAGGATTGACGTATAATTGTTGGGATGGAATACATTACACAGTATCCAATAAGAATCTTTTAGAATTATTTGAACATGTTGGGTTTGATTTATCTGCCAAGGCAAAAGATAAAACAATTCCGAAAACTCTGTTAAAAATGAGTTGGGAAAATATCCGTTGGATGTTAAGAGGAATATTTGACGGCAATGGTTGTGGGACAGACAAAGTCGTTCAACTAACATCCACATCAAAAGAATTAATAAAAAGCGTTAGAATGATTCTAATGAACGCTGGAATAGTTTCCAGTTTGTGCATACACTCGAAAGAAAAAATGAACTCATATAAGGGAGAGATATTCCATAATGAAGATTCATTTGTTCTTGAAATACACGGACGCAATGCTTTGAAGTTTTATAACAACATTGGCTTCAATCTTGTTCGAAAACAGAAAAATAAAGAAAAACTAGAACTTACCAATTTAAATAGAGCGTGTAGTCACGATGTAGTTCCAAATACCCTTGAGTTGGCGAGATCTTTGGTAAAAAAATCCGGATTAAAAGGGAGAGAATTAAAAGAAATAACTGGCATTCAATTAAACGGTTATTTGAATAAAAAAACTCCTTATAAAACCCCGCATTTGTCTCAACACAATATTCTGACGCTTTTTGATTTGTTCGGAGAATTACTGTCCACGGAAGAACAAAATGTTTGGAATCGAATCTTAGGAGAAGATATTATATGGTGTCCTATCACAGCTATACATCAATCCGTAAATGACACGTTTGATTTTTCTCTCCCAGATAATGAGAAGGACTTCTGGTGTCATTCTGTTATCTATAACGGATTCATAGGCCATCAAACACCAAACGGCGTTGGTAACTTCTTCCATAAAATGTGGGTTCAGGCAGAAGAAGGCACAAACAAGTTTCATCCTATCAAGCTTCCTTGGCATTTACATCCCGAACGTGACAAAAAATGGCGTGAAGATCAAGATCGAGTCAGCGAAAACCTCAAAAAAACTGCACAGGAATTGGATTGTGATTTTCTCTCATCCGGAGCAACAGTTATCGATTTGCAGTTGCTTTCTTGGTTTAAGGAAACATACATGAGAGATCCCATTGAGAAACGAGGTATAAACCAAGAGTATTGGATATGGCAATATCCTATGTACACTCCGGATATTTCGTATATTGTTTGTCTTCCACCCGGAGAAAAGGTTTTAACTACCAAAGGAATTCGAAGCATTGAGGATGTAACATATGAAGATAAGTTAATCGATAGTGAAGGACGATATACTACGATTGAAGATATAAAGATTCGAGAATATCAGGGAAAGATATATGAGATTACTCCTTCCAATACGTTTCGGAGTACCAAATTTACCGCAGAACATCCCATTTTAGTTAGTTCCAATTCAAGACTTCAAAGAAATTATAATAAAACCAATAGTGAGTATGCTTTCAATCAAAGATATTGGGAACATGACTTTCACTTCAAAGATGCGAAGTTAGTAAAGAAAAATGATTGGATTTGTTTTCCCAATTTCTATAAAACAAATAATATTGTCACCGATTTTGACAAATTATGGAATGAATTTAATGAAACGGGACGAAGTGACTTTCGACTGAGAAAGAATCCATTACTAGAGAACGATTTCTGGTGGTTTGTTGGAATTTGGTTAGTCGAAGGATGGTGTTATAGCGACAAATACAATAACGTGACGGTTTATACTGCACACAACTCTAATGAGATGGATCTTGTGAATCGATTAAAACACGTCGTTGAAAATATCATTGGTCGAAGTCTCACAATTACGAAGAAGGACGATAACACTACGATTTGTCAATTTAATTCTAAACAAATAGGAAATTTTTTAACGACCCATTTCGGCAAGTATGCGGGCGGGAAATTCATCTCCGAAGTTATAAAGTACTCTCCGGTCCACATAAAGAAGGAGTTAATTAATGGTTATGTAGCCGGGGATGGTTGTGTTTTAATTAATAAAAGAAATGCGAAAACAATAAAAATCACTTCTATTTCTCTACGGTTGTTAGAAGACATTCAAGATATATTGTTTTCAATCGGATGTGTTTCTTCGGTCAATTTATTAAGAAGAGAAAAACAAACCACAATTAAAAATAAAATGGTTAATCAGAAAGAGGCATATTCCTTAACTATCCACGATTATGGCTGTAAATTTTTGTTGGAGAATCATTCCCCAAAGTCAAAAACACAGCGGATTGCCGATTGCTATTTAAGTCCAGATGAAACCAAAATCTATTTTCGGGTTAAAAAAGTAAAAGAAATAGATTATACGGGAATGGTCTATAATTTTACAACAACGAGTGGAACTTTTTTGTGTAAAAACATAACGACTCATAATTGTGCAGACGTTGCCCGTGGAGACGGTGAAGATTATTCAGCTTTTCATGTTCTCAACGCCAAAACTATGGAACAATGTGCTGAATTCAAAGGGCACATATCTACCAAGGAGTTTGGAAACATGCTTGTTTCTGTAGCAACTGATTACAACAACGCTTTACTTATCGTTGAACGTGAAGGACCGGGATGGGCTACTTTACAACAAATTATTGACCGTGGTTATCCTAATACCTTTTATGGTTCCGCAGACCTTCGATATGTTGATGTTGAACAACAAATGACCAACAAATACTATACCGAAGAAAAGAAAATGGTACCGGGGTTTGCGACTACTCTTCGAACCCGTCCAGTCATTATTTCTAATATGTGCCAATACTTCGTGGATAAATCACTTAACCTTTATTCTAAACGGCTTTATTCTGAATTAGAAGTTTTCGTTTGGGAAAACCACAAACCACAAGCAGCCACAGGATATAACGACGACTTGGTTATGTCATTGGCCATTGGAATCTGGGTTCGAGATACCGCTCTTAGGCTACAACAGGAACGAATCAACTTAACTAGAGCCACACTTGATCAGATTACAGTAAAAAAACCCGAGCAATCACCGGTGTATAGAGTTGGTGCAAGACAACCCCAAAATGCATGGAAAATGCCAGTCGGAGTAAAAACTCCATTTGGTGGCCCAGAAGAGGACTTGAAATGGCTCCTTTAACGTTTTTTTCTACATATTTATAGTCACGATGTTATAAAGCATCATACATACACACGAATAATGAAAGGCTAATTCTATGGCAGATCACTTCAAACAATTCAATGACGATACAGTAGATATCAAGCAACAATCTCTTTATGCGAGGTTGAAGAGGCTTTTTTCAACTGATGTGATTGTTCGAAACGTCGGTGGTAAACAGATTAAAATCAAGGACACCGACAATATCATGTATGCAACGGATCGCAACTCATTGCGAGACCGTTTCAATCGTATCCGTTCCACAGCTTACAACGCATACACCAGAGACTTTGCTCTCTCTTACCAAGCAGCAAGAATGGACTTGTTCCGTGATTACGATTGTGTAGGACCAGATACCATTATTCCATTGCCAGATGGATCACGCCCAACTATTGCTGAACTGGCTGAGAAATATAAAGACCGTCCTCAAGAACGATTTTGGGTATTCTCATACGACCATGAAACCAAATCCATAAAACTTGGGAAAGCATATCATCCACGTAAGAAAAAGGGGACACGTCAAGGATATAGAGTAACGTTTGATGACGGAAGTTCTATCGTTGGAAGTTTGAAGCACCCATTCTTAATGAGAGATGGTAGCAAAAAACGTCTTTTTGAGTTGCGTGTAGGCGATTCTGTAATGCCTTTCTATCAGAAAGAGTATGGGTATGATAAACATGGATTTAAGCGTTATCGTAAAATATACAACTTCTCAAAAGGATGGCAGCAAGAACACAAAATAATTGCCGAACAGTTTTATAGACCACTTGAAAAAAATGAAGTCGTTCATCACAAAAATTTCAATGGATCAGACAATACTCCTGAAAACCTAGAAATAATGGATTGGGAAGCTCATAAGAGATTACATTCTGATCACAATAAGAATGTGCTATGGGGAAGTGAAAATTATAAAAATCAACTCCAAAAGCTGAAATCTCACCCCAATTATGTTAACCGTCAGTTTCATCGATGGAATGGAGAACGTAATGGATCAAACCATCCATTTTATGGAAATACACATTCAGACGACTCAAATGAAAAACGCTCTAATACACTAAAAGAAGTATTCAAGAATAGAGACCAAACAGGTGAAAGAAATCCAAAATATCGTGATGATATTACATTCGAAAACGTAAAACAAAGAGCGTTTGATTATTACAAAGAGTACTCTAAAATAAATCTATGGGATTTCATTAAACACATTCATTGCGATCATTCAACTTTACAAAATCGTCTTCAAGGTGAAGGACATAATTGGAAGACATTCAAAAAAGAAATCGAGACAACTCTGAATCATAAAATTGTCTCTATTGAATGTATCGGAGAGATTGAAGTATATGACGTAACAGTTGAAAAGTATGAAAACTTTGCAACCGACAGTTGCATCGTTGGAAATACAATGGATATGGACCCCATCATCGCCTCGGCATTGGACATTTATGCTGACGAGTGTCTTACCCTGAACGAATTGAAAGAAATGTTGGTTATTCATTCGAAAAACCAGAATATCAAAAAAATTCTTCACAACCTGTTTTACGACATTCTCAATATCGAGGGTAACCTTTGGTCTTGGACTCGTAACATGTGCAAATACGGCGATTTTTTCCTTCGATTATACATTACTCCCGAATACGGCATTTACATGGTAGAACCAATTTCGGCATATAATGTTGAGCGTATTGAGAATGCCGATCCATACAATAAACGGTATGTGAAATTTCAGCTTCGACCAACCGATACTTCTCAGGCAGAAGTTTTGGAAAACTATGAAATGGCTCATTTCCGTTTACTTTCCGACAGCAATTTCCTTCCATATGGTAAGGCAATGATCGAGCCAGCCCGTCGTGTTTGGAAACAGCTTTCTTTGATGGAAGACGCAATGCTAATTCATCGGATCATGCGTGCTCCAGAACGACGTATTTTCAAGATTGATGTTGGTGCGATTCCTCCAAACGAAGTTGATGCTTACATGGAGAAACTTATCTCTAAGGTGAAGAAAGTTCCATTTATTGATGAGCGCACAGGAGATTATAATCTTCGATTTAATCTCAACAACATGACGGAAGACATTTATCTGCCAACTCGTGGTGGTGATAGCGGAACAGAAATCGATACTCTGGCCGGAATGGAATGGACTGGCATCGAAGATTTGGATTACATTAAACACAAAATGATGGCTGCTCTTAAAATTCCGAAAGCATTCCTCGGATATGAAGAAGGACTTTCTGGAAAAGCCATATTGGCCTCGGAAGACGTGCGTTTTGCACGCACAATTCAACGCATTCAACGAATCATCGTTTCAGAACTCAGCAAGATTGCTATCATTCACTTATATGCACAGGGTTACAGGGACGAATCTTTGGTTGATTTCGAACTGGAACTCACCAACCCAAGTACAATCTTTGAACGTGAAAAGGTTGAAATCTGGGGAGAAAAAGTATCGGTTGCGGCGGATATGTTGGAAACAAAACTCATGTCCAAAGAATGGATTTACAAGAATATCTTCAATATGTCCGATGAAGATATTATGGACCTCACCGATGAAATTCTCGAAGATACCAAACAAAAATTCCGCCTGACCTCAATTGAGGAAGAAGGAAACGATCCTGCTAAACCAGCACAACAAATCAATCCCGGTAATATTGGTGGTGGTGGTGGACCAGAAGGTGGTCCAGATCTTGGAGACCTCGAAGGTGGACCGGGAGGTAGTCCCGGTGGGGGAGAAGGTGGACCGCCTTTACAGGAAAGAACAGAACAAGATCAATCTGACCGAGACCAAACAGGACGAAAAAATGCTCGTGATTATCCATTTGGAGAAGACCCACTAGGTAATTTAGAAATGAAATCCAAGCCGGGTACAGAACGTGATATTCGTCATCATTATCGAAGTTCTCCCCTTGGAATGAATGAGGGGGTTGGACTCAAACCCAAAGTAGATCAGGGTGTCATTAGTGGTCTAAAAGGTTTCTTAACAAAACCCCTTCTTCAAGAAGAGAAGGAGCTTCGAGATGAACTAGGACCGAATGCCGGTAAAACTCTTCTTGACGAAAGCAACATCATAGAAGAATAAGGTATAACAAATGTGTATGTTTGGAGTTGAAACAACATATTTATAAAGTAGTTGAGAGTTGAAATTACTATGCAGAAACGAATGCGTCATTCCAAGTTTAAAAATACTGGCATTCTCTTTGAACTTTTGACTCGACAAATCACTGCCGATATTTTGGCAGGACGAAGCGAGTCACCAGCTAAAGATTTGCTATTCAAATATTTTAAGGAGAACACAGAACTGGGGAAAGAATGGAAGCTTTACAGTGCTCTTCTTTCACACAAACTTCTCGACGAAACCAAAGCAGAGCGATTCGTTTCTGTTATTCTTGAAGCTCGTAAAAGATTGAGCCGTAAAAGTCTCGCTCACGAGAAGTATGAACTCATAAAGGAAATTAAAGAAGTTTATCCTCTTGATGAACTTTTTAAGGCTCCTATTCGGAATTATCGAATATTGGCTTCTATCTATAAGCTATTTGAAGACGGTGTTTCCGGAGACGTTAGGTTTGATGTTAATGAAGTGTTCCAAGCCAAAACCTGCATAGTAGAGCACATTGTTGACAAGCCGAAGTCTGTACCAAAAGAAACCGAAGACGAACAACTCATCGACTGCTATAGACGACAATCTGCGGAAACCCGTCTTCTCGCTTACGAACTTTTGCTCGAAAAACTCAATACCAAGTATGCTACGGTATTAGATGACGATCAGAAGGCGGTTCTACGTGAATATATTTACAACATCGCTAATACCAATTCTCTTGGCAACTTTGTCAAATCAAAAGTCTCCGAAGTGAAGACGCAGTTGACCGAAGTGGTCAAGAAAATCGATGACAATGTTGCCCGCATTAAGATCACCGAAGTTGTCCATCAACTAGATAAAGTTAATCCGGATAAGATTGTCAAAGATAATCAAATCATGGTTCTTTTGCTCTCTTACGAGTTGCTCAAGGAATGCCGAAAACAGTTGAGGACAACATGAAAAAAAGTGAGCTTAAAATAGTAATAAAAGAAGCCCTCCGGACTATTCTGGCCGAGATGTTTCGTCCAAAAATGAAACTATCGATGTTAGAAGAAGGACCAATTCCACTAGGAGATTTGTTGTCAGCGTGGCGTGAAGATAAAGACGGTGAATACGTTCAAATCAATCCCGACGATTCCGTTTGGCTTATCCGTCATCAACGACCCGTGTTTAAAATTGCCCCAGAAGGAACTGAAAATCCCTATCCCATTATTGCACGATGGATGACGAAAGGAGGGGTTATTCTAAATATTTGGAAGGTTAACGATCACGGAAATGTGGAATTGATGAGTCGAACTGGAAAGGAACTTGGGGGGCTTGTAGAGAACATAAACGAAATGACGACAACCGGGGATGTTGCTCCACTCAATCTTCCCGGTAATGTTGCAGGTGGATGGCTTTCTCCAAAAGGTGGAAGTAAAAAAGGTGTCGCTGGTTCAGCGAAGCTTGGCTATGAATTGACTTCGATTGGAAAACAGGACATGGAAAGAAAACGAGATCCGTCGTAATGAAACTGAAACGTATAGTCGAACAAACAACAGTCGCCGCCCAATATTACGATTTGGGGAAGGATTTTACTTCATTTACTCGGGCGATGGATATGGCGACGGAAGAAGTCAAAAACCGTTTTGAGCAGGCTATTGCTGCTAAATTGAAGGGGAAAAAGATTCGGGCTAGGGCGTCTCGGGGCTATAAGCAATTCGAAAAGGATTATGAAATCAATGTCACCAATGTTTCTTTGGATGATTACTATGATAACTACGTAGTGGTAGTTCGTGGAAGTGACAACAAAGAATATTTTTTGAAGCCGGGATTCAAGGTTCAAATTTTGGGAGCGGCGGATCAAGAACAACCAGAAGAACCAATTCAGCCTCAAAAACAGCCAGAAAAACCGGAAACTCCAACTCAACCTCCACAGCAACCACCACAGGCACAACCGGCAGTACCCCAATCAGCGGTTCCACAGTCTCCACAATCGCCGGAACAATCAATAAAAGAGATGGATACGATTAGCAATACGGAAATAGTAAGGAAATATCCGATTGATGCGATTGTAAAAGACCTAGAGAACTGGTTGCCACGTCTTATGAGGCAAAGCGGAAAAGACTTAAGGCCCTATGTTCCACAAGAAGGTGTATCTCGAACTAAAGGACGTAAAACAATTATCAGTTATGGAATAACCATTCCAGTTCAGGATTTACCGGGATTGACCGTGGACCAAATCAAACAAGAATTATCTCAAGCTACAAAATTAGGAGATATTGAACAGATTTACACGTTGGAGAAGTTTGACGTGAGAAATGACAAATACGTGATCATCGTCAAGAAAATCACGAACTACTAACAACCTATGAACGACAGAAAACTACTTGTAGAAGTACAAACTTTCAGGGCCGATCCTCGCATGTTAAAGGAGAGTCTTGAAAGACCGAATGCCCCGTTTCGAGTCAAAGGTATTCTGCAACGTGCTGGCATCAAAAACCAGAACGGTAGAATTTATCCAAAGGACGTATTGATGCGAGAAGCTCAAAAGTATAATGATACATTCGTTCGTGAAAACCGAGCAATGGGAGAACTCGATCATCCCGAAACATCGGTTGTAAATCTCCGAAACGTATGCCACAAAGTTGTGGAAATGCACTGGGAAGGTGATGACTTGATAGGGACATGTGAGATTCTCTCAACTCCAAGTGGAAACATTCTTCGTGAGTTGTTCCGCAGTGGAGTTAACGTTGGTATCTCATCCAGAGCTCTTGGTTCTTTGAAACAAGTCTCCGAAGGAACTTCGCTGGTTGGAGACGACCTTGAACTTATTGCCTTTGATTTCGTATCGAATCCATCTACAGCAGGAGCATTCATGTTTGCCGAGACTCCGTTAATGGAAGGGGTTAATAAAATCCAAAATCCTACTACCGGAAAATGGGAAACAGTGAATAAGATTGTCCGTGATATTCTAAATGAAATTAACTAAAAGATGAAAAAACAAGAATTGAAATCAATCATTAAGGAATGCATTCAATCGGTTCTGAAAGAAAACTTCATGACCGAGGATGTAAAAGACCCAACTCGTGGAGAAATGCTTCGTTTCTTGCAGCAACAATTTGGTCGTGAAGAAGGATTTCTGGATGCTGCCGAAGTAGCAATGTTTTGGTTTGCCAATAACTATCATGGAGGTCAAGGGTCAAACCTTTACTCCGTTTTGAGCAAATCTCCTTTTATTCCCGGTCGCAATTCTCGTGGTCCAGAACCCAACAGCTTGGAGGCGGACATGTATCAAGCACTCGAAGCAGTGTATGGTGGAAAAGAACATCGACACAGCGAAGAAGACTTACTCCAAGAAGCCAAACCCAAAGTTTTGAAATATCTAGACAATGGATTCTATATCATCAGTGCTCAACAGGCCAAAGAATTTGCCGTCGATGGAAAACTTCCTCGACCCGGCTATGAAAAGAAAGCCGACATAAGCAAACTCAAAGGCTACATGGGAGATTATAATAATCGTATTGAACCATTGGATATAGATGAAACAACCACGGGGTGGATTCTACCAACCCGAGTGGGAGATAAAATGGTCTGGGCAATTCGTCTTTACACAAGTCCTAAACCTATGATGCAGGGAATGAAAGAAATGACTACTACGGGAGCAGTACAGGGATACATGACTCCTAAAGCATTTGGTAAGAAAAAGAAGTTCAATGAAAATGAAACAAATGACTTCATAGAAGGACAATCTAACCAAGTTGCTGCCAATCGAGTAAATAAGCTTCTTTCGTTGATAACCAAAGGTATTCATTCGGATAACAACTGGGAAGCAATTAGGAAGATTTTCAAAAAGTTGGACGAAGCGGGTCTAAATGTAACGATTACTAAAACACAATACGGTGGTCATGCTGAAACCCAAAGCGGGATGCCAAAATATAAAGAATGGCATATTTCTATTCCTTTTACCAACAATAAAGGAAAACCAATGGAATTGGTTGGTGTAATTAAGGCTCACGGTGCAGGCACAATTGAAGATCCATTATCGAGTTACGATATTACAGCATTCGTAACTGCTATGCCACAAAGGGATTTGCAAGAGGAAGAGCAGCCAGAAATGTATGATGCCGAAACCGACCAGTTCGCTCCCGGTCCTCGTCAACGTCCAGAAAACTGGCAACAAGGTGGAGACACTGTTCCTCAACCAGACACCGCAAAAATCCAAAAAGCTCTTCAAGCCATTGGTAAGATGAAACACCACGAATGGCGTGGTTTGATGGCTAGAGCAATCAAAGCTCATCGTTTCCATCCAGATGACGGTAAATACCCAGATCGTTTGAATTTGGGGTTGGCCCTGCAATATCTGGCCGAACACCCGTAATATAAAAAGTTGCTTCTTCATTCATTTTGGTGTATGTTTACGCCAAAATGAAACTGTTCTCCTACGACGACATGTGTCTCGTCCCCAAATATTCCGAGTTAACGTCTCGGGATAATGGAAATACTTCGGTTGAACTTTGTGGGTACAAATTCCGTCTTCCTGTTGTTCCTGCAAATATGGCCGACGTAATGTCGTGGGACATAGCCGATAAACTTCAACTCAATGATTATTTTTATATCATGCATCGGTTTGATGGAGCAAACAGCAAAATTCCTCCCAAATTCGAGGGAGGAGCGGACACGAAAGTTGTAAGTCTCAGTGTAGGTGTTCGAGAGGAAGATCGAGATTTTCTAAAATCGCTTATTTTCACACCGTCATTTATCACTGTCGATGTTGCCCATGCTCACCATTCCTTGGTTGCAAAAATGTTGAAGTTTCTTCATAGTTTTTATTCGGAACCATATACCGAACGTCCAAAATTCATTGTTGGAAACGTGGCTACAGTTGATGGTTACATGTTTCTCTGCGATAATGGAGCCGATGTTGTTAAAGTAGGAATCGGCGGTGGAAGTATTTGTACTACTCGCTTTCAAACTGGATTTCATCTTCCTACTGCATATAGTGTGTGGGATTGCGTGGAAAACAACGGGGGGCGGTATGATGTTCCAATTATCGCCGATGGTGGGGCCAAACATTTTGGGGATGTAGCAAAAGCATTAACTCTTGGAGCTACGATGGTTATGAGCGGAGGTTGGTTTGCAAGTTGTATTGATTCTCCTGCTAAAATCCAGAATGGCAAGAAGTTATACCGAGGTTCAACTTCATATGAAGCAAAAGGCCAAAAGAAACATATCGAAGGTAGAACACTGGAATTGGATGAGGGAACTACTTATTTCGAAAGACTAGAAGAAATACGTCAAGCGATTTGTTCTAGTATTTCCTACGCAGGAGGAACAGACCTGTCAGCGTTTAACACTGTTAAATGGGATTTACTATGATCTCAGACCTATGAACAGTTCGTTTTTCCGTCATCGATGTATTTAACACCAACGGAAACATCCCGAAAACGAAAGAAAAAAAAAATGCAAGTAAAAAATCTATTAACACAGTACGTTGACCCCAAGACGGCGGTCATCCTAGAGCACGTAAACCAAGGACAGAAGGTTACCTTCCAATATTTCCGTGACAATGAGTTTTGGTACAAAACCGATAAAGGATTGATGTTCCCGATTCCGCTTGCCGAAGCACAGGCGGGCCGAGCAACATTTCTTGCCAGCGACAAAGCGATTTACTACATGCGATGGATTAAGAAATACATCGAAGCATGTAAAAAGGAAGCAGCAAATGAGAATAGTAATCACGGGTCACCGAACGGAAAAACTAACACTGTATGACATCGGGTGGATACAAACCGCCATTGATGACGTTTTAGTTACCATTAAAGCGAATAATTCGTCACTTCTGGCATATTCTGGAATGGCAAGTGGTGTTGATTTGCATTTTTGCAAGTCCTGCATCATTCTTGGTATCCCGTACATTGCCTGTGTACCTTTTGAGAGTCAGGAACTTACCATGTCTCCCCGAGACGCCGACCTTCGGGAACAACTTCTGAAATCCGCCAAGAAAATCGAGCGAGTCAAAAATTCTTGGATGGTTGAACATTGTGATATCGGTATTGTGGTTTGGGACGCCAATAAGGGAGGTACCCATAATGTCGTTCAGCAATTTGTAGAAAACCGAAAGAACTTCTATTGGATAAACCCCGTAGGGAAAGTCACTTGGAAGTGTTTCATCGGAAACCCTTGACTTTTAGTTCTGATTTTGATACCATCTTCCTCTAAAACTATGAAAAAGAGCGACAGATTGCGTCGTCAAGCCGAAGATACTATGAATAAAGTTCGAACGATTGCTCGACATATTCGGAATGTTGAGGATAACTGTCTTCTTCTTGGAGAGAAGTTGATCGAGCGGGGTGAGGTTGAATTGGGGCATAAACTCATTGCCAATGGTTATGTTCATGATGCATCTAAGTTTTGGGGCATCGAATGGGAATACATGGCACCGGGACAAATCACTGAGGAAGAAAATGCAAAAGTTAAACTTAAATTAGCGGTTCAACATCACAATCGAACCAATTCTCATCATCCTGAATTTTGGGGACGAATTCAAGACATGCCGAGAATTGCGGTGGCAGAAATGGTTGCAGACTGGAAGGCACGTTCCGAAGAGTTTGGAACTTCTCTTCGGGATTGGATTGATGAACAAGCGACGAAACGATTTCATTTCACGAAAGAAGAACGTATATACAAGGAAATAATGGAATTTGTAGATCTTATTTGCCCCAAACCATTTGAAAATCTTTCACAAAGCTAAATAAGGGCTTGACTTTTTCTAAAACTCACGTATAATTTCCCTATGAAAATTAGAGCCGGTTTCGTATCAAACAGTTCATCCTCTTCTTACGTTTGCGATGTCAGCGGAGAAGCGTTTGAAGTACATGATGATTGTTTTTGGGATGCGGGTCTTTGCCAATGTCCTATGGGACATGTCTTCCAAAAAAAGTTTCTCGTCAAATGGGAACGAAAATATCCCTCTCGGGATGAGATGTTGTCCAAATTGGACGAAGTAACTGATAGTAAGCGTGAATGCATGGAATTCCGACGATTGACGGATTCACAACTGAAACAGAAATATTTGGAAATAACCGAGGGATACCAAGGCAACAATGCAAATGTTAATGAGTGCCCAATTTGCACCATGACCTTTATTAAGGATTCCGATCTCATCAAGTACATGCTAAAAAAGCAAGGACTGACTCGGGAGGAATTGGTTGTTCAAATCCGTGCTGAGTTTGATAACAATTTTCCTGCCTTTTTGGGGTGGATTGAATGTACTAAGAAGAACTAAATATGAATCCAACTATCTGGACCACCGTCAACAAGAACGGCGAGAAGATCAAAGTTCTTCAATCGGATAATTACAACTACGTGTTCAATTCGGTCACGGGATTTTTTGCCCGATGGGGAAGTAAAAAAGAAGACGATCCGGAATGGGCTCCATTTGGTCCCGAAATCATGGACATCGAAATTTCGGAAGGTGAAGGTTGTCCTCTGTCCTGTCCGTTTTGTTACAAAGGTAACCGAAAAGGCACGAACGCCACGAACATGTCTTTTGAGACGTTCCGGCGAATCTTTAAAACGTTTCCACCAACGTTAACTCAGATTGCATTTGGCATTACATCTGTTGGTTCACATCCCGAATTGTTTGATATTTTTCAATATTGCCGGGATAATGGTGTTATTCCCAACGTCACAATCAACGGTGCGGACCCATTAACCGATGAACAAATTGAAAAACTGGTGAGGGTTTGTGGTGCTATGGCGGTGTCTGTTGTATGGCCAAATCCAGAAAAGGGGTTTAACCTCATCAAACGACTTACTGACGCTGGTGCTAAACAAATTAACATTCACTTCATGATTTCAAAACAAACCATTGAGAATGCATATAAGGTTTGTGACGCAATGAAGAACGATCCTCGATTGGCAAAAATGAATGCCATTGTATTCCTTGGTCTAAAACCAAAGGCTCGTGGACAGGCGTTTGATGTTCTTCCAACAGAAGATTTCGTGAAGTTGGTAAATTACTGCTTGGAAAATGGAGTGAAGTTTGGGTTCGATTCTTGTTCTGCTCCTCGATTTGACAGGGCAATAGAACTTTCTACCCTTCCGAAAGAAATTAAGGCCAATCTCATGGCTTGTTCTGAACGTTGCGAATCGGGGTTATTCTCAGCTTACATTGACGCCAGTGGAAAATATTGGCACTGTTCGTTTGGAGAAAACCGTGAGGATGCTTACGGTATTGACGTAACCAAAATTAAAAACTTCACTCAAGAAGTATGGCTTAGTGAACCGATGATAGAATGGAGAAAAAAGCTTTTCGGTTTGTCGAGAGAGTGTCCACTTTACCCAGAAATACGTGTTAAACAATGAAAACTCGAATCGGTTTTGTTTCCAATAGTTCCTCGGCATCTTTTGTTGTAGCACTCAAAACAGAAGAAAAGCCATGTGCTCATTGCGGAAGGAGTGATCCAAACTTTCTTGATATTGTCGAAGCCATAGGAGCTCGTTTTGGAGGCGATTCCGAATGTACACAACTTCATGAACGAGGATCAGAAAACCTTCGAAGATATGTCGAGAGACAAATCAATGAAGATGAATGGCGTGATGACACGGAAAAGAAACAATGGAAAGAAATTGTTGAATTTACCGAGAAGGCGGAAAAAAAAGGCTATACGGTGGCTCGAATAGAAATATCGTATCACGATGAAGTAACTAACAAAATGTTTCGTGATTTGGAAGAAAGAAAAATTCTGATACCCCTATGGTCTGACCATCGGGATATTAGTCTGCGGGAAGTGAAACTATGAAAATTAGAACCTGTTTTGTATCAAATAGTAGTTCATCCAGTTGCGTTTGTGACTTGTGTGGTAAAACGGAGACAGGTTGGGATTTATGTGTCGGCGATGCTGGAATGTTCATCTGCGTTAATGATCATACTGTTTGTCAAGACGAAGCTGTGATTGATTTCAATGATTGGATTGATGAACGTGAAAGGCGAGAACTCGCTGGTGAGTCAATGGAACCTGCCGAATATGGGGTTCCAGAAAAGTACTGCCCATTTTGTTGCATGATTGAATTCACTCAGAGTGATTTGAAACGGTATCTTTATCAAAAAACTCATATTCCAGATGAAAAGGTACTCGCCGAGGTCAAAGCGGCAAATAAACATCGTAAGAAGCTGTATGCTTCCGAGTATGTTATGTATGTACTGGGCCTATGTGGTATTAAAACCGAAGATTTGATTAAAGAAATTAAAGAGAAGTTCTCAAGCTACGCAGAGTTTAGAAAGGCCCTATGAAAATTCGAAATGGTTTTGTCAGCAATAGTAGCAGTTCTAGTTTCGTTGTAATTAGATCTGCTTCAAACGACGATATTGCAAAATTACGAGGGCAATGGGGCGGTAAGAAAGATCTAAAAATTACACTCGACTTAGGTTGTCATCAATTTGGGTGGGAGAGAACGAAATACTCTCATTTCTGGGACCGTGTGTTATTTGCTTGGATACAAGCTGCTTATATGCAGTATCCTCGGAAAAACGGTGGACATCCGGAATGGATGAAGATGCTCAACAGGGTTTTGAAGAGATACCTGAAAGTCAAAAACATCCATTGGGATGGAGTGTCTCTTGAATATAATGAAAAAACTAAAGATTATTGCTACATCGATCACCAGTCGTCAGCAACGGAAGGAATGAACACAGAAATCTTCGATTCGGAAGACCAATTAAAAAATTTCCTTTTCTCTTCCAATTCTTACATTCAAGGTGGAAACGATAACGAATGAAGGCAAGAAACGGATTCATCAGTAATAGTTCATCAAGTTCTTTCGTGGTTCCTCGTTTTGAAGACACGATGGGAAAGCGTAAAAAACTTCTCCTAAAGAACGATGAAATAAAACTAAAGAAATTTGGGTTCAGTCTCGGATTGAATTTTTATCCAGACCAAGTTAGGCTTTCCTCGGATGACGAAAAGCTGAATCCTGAACTCGATAGAGAAATCTTAAAATCGGCCAACTGGTGTCAATATGTCTCTTGCAACCAAGACGAAACCATTGAATTTTTGTTGAAAAACCGTATTTCATTTACTGCTGACATTTATTATGGTCATTACAGCATGATTTACGATGGTAAGACGGATGTCTTGATCATTGCCCAAAACTTCGGAAAACAAATACAGATGTGTGGCACCGACAAAATGACTTTTGCCTCCATTAAAGAGACAAACCCAGTCGAACGAACGACTGGAAAAGAATATATTAAAACACTCAAAATATGAAAATCAGAGAAGGATTCGTGTCAAACAGTTCATCCAGTTCATTCGTGATTGTTACCACTCCGGAAGCGTGGAAAAACGCCAAGAAAAAGCTGGTAGAAAAAGTAGGTGAAAAAATCGCCAAAATTATTGTTGAAGAAATCGGCAAACCAGAGAGGGCAAAGGTTTTCGGACAAGATGCTTTAGTGTTCTCTGGGGTAATTTCTTCTGAGGAGTATGGATACGTTGGCATTGCTCGACTTAGAGAAAAAGTAGAACTCACCGAGGAGGAAGAGGAAAAGCTTTCTGTCGAGGCATACGACCAACACCATGAATTGGACAAAATTCTCAAGGAAGATGGAATTTCTTTTACGTCTAATCGGACCCATTAGTGTTAATTTATTAAAATCAGATCGGGTTTCATATCGAACAGTAGTTCTTCATCTTTCGTTTGCATTGGATATAAGCTTACTCCTTTGATCAAAACGGCGTTGGAAGAAAAATATCCAAAACAGAAGTCCGAAGATGACGGTACCACGGAAGATGATTGGGAATGGCTTGATAGAATAGCCTATGAAGTTCTCGATCTGGACGTAATTGACTTAGATGGACAATATCTCATCGGAGTGTCATTAACTGATGGCGACGATTATATGGTAGATGGTGAATACACCATGAAGGAAATCGAAGAAGTCATTGAAAAACTCAAACAAATTGTGGGTGAAAAATTCCCGGTGAAACTCTACATAGGCACCCGCCCCTCTTAAATTATGAAACTACGCACAGGATTCGTATCAAACAGTTCGTCAAGTTCGTTTGTGTTCTTGGCGTGACCATTGACGATGAAATGGAAAACAAAATTGAAGCTATTCCTTCTTCGAAACGAGAACAAAATCGGCTTCAAATATGTTACGCTATTTCTGGTGGAGAGTGGAAATGTGTAGGTATTTCCGCCGCCGATATGGCCGACAATGAAACCCCCGGTCAACTCAAACAAGAAATCGTCAAGCTCTTGAAGGATGCTGGTATTGATGTCAAAGTAAAAGATGTTCATTGGATTATGGATGGTGGCTACGACGGTTAAAAACTGTTGACAAGCGTCCATCGTTTGATATACTGGCATTGTTATTCTATGAAATTGGTGAGGAAAAATTGGCCCGAGAAACTGCCCATCTATTGGGACTGGAAAGATTAATATGAAAACTAGAAATGGATTCGTTAGCAATAGTTCTAGTTCGTCCTTCGTAATTGGTCTTCCCAAACGACCAAAAACATGGGAAGAACTTCACGTTACCCTTTTCGGAGATATGATCGACCGAGAATTTCATCCGAGTTGGTTAAAGATAACAGAGAAGGCGCATAATACGGTATTTTCAACTTCCCACGAGATCGCCAAAAACATTTTCAATCAAATAGAGGATCAGGACTCTGTTCAAGACTCTATTTTAGCAAGGATTTGCGATCCCGATTCGTATCCCAAGCTTCCATTCTGGGATGATATTAAGAAGGGGCGACTTCTGAAAAGAATGAAAAACCGATACGCAATCGAATATCCTTACTGTATCTCTCCAACCAATCGTTTTTGGAAACAAATTCAAAAAATCAACAACCGTGTACGTGCTAATTACGACACCAAAGTAGCAAAACTGCGAAAAGCAAAATGGGCTAAGATCGCACCAAAGTTCAAGGGCCTTAAGAAGTTTGTTATCATGACGCAAACAGACGGTGGTCCCAATAGCAAAATTCTTCTCATTATGGAGGATTGTTGGAACGAAATAGTTAAGAAAGTTAAAAGTGTCAAGCTCACAGGACATTGATTTATGAAACTTAGAAACGGATTCGTATCAAATAGCTCAAGCTCATCCTTTATTATTGGTTTTGACAGCAAACCACGGAACGTAGAACAGCTTCGAAAAATATTATTCCCTAACAATGAAGGGGTTTCTTATCCATTTGGAGGACACGAGGATGTGCCCGCAGAAATAGCGGCACAAAAAGTTTGGGATCAAATTAAGAACCAACGTCCCCTTTCCAAATCCAAACTCCCCGAAAAACTTAATTCAGGGTGGTTCAGTGAAAAACCAGAATATTGCTTTGATGGTCCTCATCGAAATATCGAACAAGAATATCGTAGTTTGACAGGGAAAAGTATTCAGGACGAAGATACTCCTCGTGAATGGCGAGAGAAGTGGAATATAGCATGGCATAAGCATCGTGAAGAGTATCAAAAGAATTGTATCAATGCCGCAAAAAGATTGGCAAGGGAACTTTTGAATGGTAAATTTCAAGGTAAAAAACTCTATGTGTGTTCCTTTTCGGATAACGATGGAATGTATGGTGCCGTACTGGAACACGGTGGAACGTTCAAAGAAATTCCACACGTTCAGATTTCGCATCATTAACCATTTGACTTTGGGATGGAAATCTGTATAATACATGCATGGATTTGACGTGGCTCACAACCAATACTATCTTTTTGACACTCCACGGTTCGCAGGCGTATGGCCTTGCAAATGAACTATCTGACGTGGATGTGAAGGGTATTTGTGTTCCGCCACGGAAAGTCGAAACTGACTTGTTCCAGCGGTTTGAACAAGCAGAAAACAACAAGTCCGTGGAAGAGAAGTACTCCTCGTGGAAGAACCCGAAGAACCCCAAGTTCGAATCGGTCATCTATTCCTTGAGGAAGTTTTTCTTACTCGCCGCCAATGTTAATCCAAACATCATTGAGTTGCTCTGGACGGATCCGAGTACGTGGTTAGAACACTCTGAATGGTCTGCTCGGTTACACGAGAAGCGTAAGATGTTTCTTTCGACGAAGGCAAAGTTCACATTCTCCGGTTACGCAATGGCGCAAGTGAAGAAGATCGAGCGTCATCGTAAGTGGATTGTTCAAGGCGAGCTTGCTCCCCCGAAGCGTGAGGATTTTGGACTCCCGCCTGTTATGTCTCGTGGCGTCGAAGAAATCTTCGGTTACATCAAAGCAAAGGTAGAACAATGGAACTTTAACCAGTTCCCACTGGAAGAGTCTAGTCGTGCCGACTTGAAGGAACTTATCTGGGAACTTGTTTATGAGTTGTCCAACAAGAATGTTTCATGGGACACTTGGCCCGACGCATATGCTGCGGGTGCCATCCACAAAATGGAGTCAGAACTTGACCTCCGTGAGGAAGTCATCACTCTAATCAACGCCGAGAGGGCATATTTTAAGGCTAAGAAGAATTATGAGAGTTGGCTCCGTTGGAAGGCAGAGCGTAATCCTGCTCGACGTGAATTGGAAATCAAGAGTGGCTACGACACAAAGCACGCCTCTCACTTGATGCGTCTCATGAGAATGGGGCACGAAATCATGACGTTGGGTCGGGTTATCGTCAAGCGTCCAGACTGGGAAGAACTTTTGTTCATCAAGAACGGCGGTTGGAGTTACGAAAGAGTCATGGAAGAGGCAGAGCGTATGCAAAAACAACTCGACGAACTCTACAAAAACATGGAAGCAGATCGTAAAGCAGGTAAAACCGTCATTCTTCCAAAAGAGGTGAATTTTTCGGAACTCAATACATTCTATCATCAACTTAGCGAAGATTACCTCTCTCATCAATGGGAGGGGTAGTCTCTTTTTTATGATTAAAACAACAGATTTTATTACCGATGAGGCGAAGCGTGCTGCCGAAGCAGAAGCGTTAGGTGCATTATTGGATACTTTTGTAAAAGAAGTCGGTACTAAAATTTTCACAAAACTTCAAGCCGGATACACCGGATGGGATGACCCAAAAATAGAGGAAGAACTCAAGCGAAAACTCTTGACTAACTTCCAAAAGGGTGATATGGTTGACGTTGCAGCATGTGCCATGTTCCTGTGGAATTTGCACGACAAGAAACCAATATGAGTTACGAGACCGACGTACCAGAATACGCCATTCACGATGATAAAAGAGTCTGTGGATTTTTTGGCCTATTTTGGTTCCTTTCCAATTTTTTCCCTGCCAAAGTTCATTACGAAGGGCTTGATTATCCTTCGGTAGAACACGCTTATCAAGCGGCAAAATGGCCACCACATAAGCGTTCTGAATTTACAATGATTACGGCGGATCAAGCTAAGAAGCTTGGCAGAGCGGCCAAAATAGATAAGAAAGAATGGGACGCCAAAAAATACAACATTATGGCGATGCTAGTTCTTCAAAAATTTTTAATGAATCAGCCTCTCAAGGAAATGCTTCTCGCTACCGAAGATGTTTACCTTGAGGAAAGAAATCATTGGGGAGACGTTTATTGGGGGGTAAATGAAGACGGCGAAGGTGAAAACAATCTTGGACGTATCCTAATGGGCGTCCGTGAAACCATAAGAAAAAACAAACTATGAATAAAATCGCATTGGAAGAAGTTCAAAATGTTCTGGAACAATACAAAGTTAAAGACACCGAAGCTATCATGAAGGATCTTGAACAGATTCTTGCCGAATTGAAAGCCGAGAAGGAAGCCGAGAAGGAAGAAAAACCTGCCTATGAAACGTTAGTAATTCTTCATGATCCTTCTGGAAAGTTGATTAACGACAAGGCCGATGAATTTGTTTCAGCTTTCGTGGTCCAACAAGAAGAAGGTCAAGATGCCGGAACCATTCTTTCTCGCATCGCCGATGCTGCCAAGACCCAAAACGAATCAGCTAAACGAAAGAATGCTCGATTGCAAAACATGCGGGAAATCTTTGATGGTCTTAAGCCGAAATACCTCAAAGAGAAAAAGATTAAGATTAAGACCAAGGAACCCGTACGTGTTTTGTTGACTACCGGAAAATTGGGAAACCTTGAACCAGTCAAGGATACTGAATGATCCTTAAAGGTGATTGCATAAAAGTAATGCAGGAAAAGGTTCCTAGCGAAAGCGTGGACCTCTGCATTACTTCCCCGCCGTACAAAGAATGTGATGGATGGACCGAAGAATTGATGCGGGGAGCGTTTCGGGAAGTGTACAGGGTATTGCGACCCAATACCCTGTTCTTTCTAAATTTCGGCCATTTAGCTGAGGACAAGTTCCGCCCATTTCGAACTTGTGAAATAGCCTTAGACATGGGATTTCGACTTAACGATACCATCGTTTGGAAGAAGAATCATTACAAGCCCATTCAGGGTGAAAAAAGACTGAACAACCTTACGGAGTTCATTTTTCTATTGTATAAAGGAGAAATGCCGAGACTTGACAGATTGGCCATTGGTGTTCCGTACGTAGATATTAGCAATGCTAAGCGGTTTGCTGGTGGACGAAACTTGAAGTGTCGTGGGAATCTCTGGGAAATTGATTATCCAACAATCAATTCCAGTGAAGAAAAACCACATCCCGATATGTTTCCTCCAGAGTTACCAAGATTGTGCATCCAACTTTGTGGTTATCCAGTAAAGGTTGTTTTAGACCCGTTCTGTGGATCTGGAACTACGTGTTTAGTAGCGAAAGAACTTAAGAAAGAATTTATCGGCATTGAAAAGAATCCGGAAATTTTTAGGGAACTAGAATTGGTCGTTCAATCAAGTTAGACTCCCTAATTTCCGCTTTCATTTTTTTGAAACACTCGGGGCATATTCCGTGGCTGTCTCCTTGTCCATCGAAATACCCCATATCTTTTTTACACCAAGCACAAATTTTGCGTCCTTCGGAAATAACTTCCGAAAGACATTCTCTAATTAATGCTTTCAGTTCGTTTTGCTTCATTCGGCTAATGGTTTAGAGGCATGTTGTGGTTCTTATTCGGAGTAGCAACTGGGTCAGATACTTTGTAATATCTCGTAATCTTGTGGCGAATGTCATCGAAAAGAACCCCAAGCTGTTGTTTTCGAACATAACATTCTCGTGCCAGTTTTTGAAGTTGCTGAACCTTCTTTGTAGTTTCCTGAAAGTCCTGTTTAATGATGTTTTCCTGAAACACGTCGCCACCTTCATTCACGGCATACATTTCGGCTAATTTTATAAATTCTCCGATTGCCTGAGCAGCATCCATGATAGCCTGCTCACCTTCAAATGCTTTACCGTATTCAATAAACATCGATGCCATCTCCTTGAGTTGTTTCTTCATTTCAGGAGTCATGGTATCTTGTTGTGGCTGTCCCATCTTGTTGGGAATAGAAGTCATATTCTCAACAATTGTCTTAAGTGAAAGTTCAGTTGTCTTGGGTAGATTCATACGCATATAAATAGTTTGAATTTTTCGATTTAGCTTCTTTCCTTGTCAATTTCCGGTTGAGAATAATGGTCAAAGTAATCAATGATTTGATCAAATTCTCGGAATAGCCGAATTCCTTTTCCGTCTTCCTCTACCACAAAACACTCGCCTTGTGGCATTTTCTTTTTATAAATTTTTATAGACGGGTCTTTGAGAGACATCACATAATCCCCATCAAATTCAAAGCCCATTGTCTTTAAGTAGTCAACGTCAGTGAACTTCCAATCATCAATATTGATGAGTTTGGATTTTTTCTCTTCGGCTACGGTATGAAGAATTTCGCTGAGCCTAATCATATTATGCTTTAGTTCGGTAAACGGCCTGTAGAAAGTTGGTTAGAATTTCCGAACCTTCTTGGTCATCAATTGGAATTGATTTGATGATTTTGATTTCATCTCCTTCTACATCAGTTTCAATTTCTCGAAGCTGAGGTTGTGCTGGTTGTTTACCTTCCGGTTTTTGCGGCGGTGTTTCGGTAGGCGATTCCTTTGGCAAATCTTCACCTCCACGAACTTTGACCAGTGCTGTATAAACAAACTTTCCAGTTGGTTCACGAAGTTTCTTCACGACAATCGTACTATTGTTTGTAAAATCATCGGATTTACTATATTGAACTTTGAACCTGTCATGTGCTACTGGTTTGATTTCAAAATTCTGAATAGCTTGATTTTCTTTTGGTGTAAATTCAAACCCACGATACATTTTGAGAGTATCGTTGAAATCCCCATGAAAAGTTTTTGTGCTGGCAATAACATTGATAGATTGTTCGTTTTCTTCTTGAAGGTGGCCTTGTCCAACAAGATTTTTAAGAACTTTAAGAATACGTCGTTTTGCTGAAATCCCACATTCTTGAAGCCCACATTCTTGCATCAAGAAATCTCTTACGTCCGATGGGTCCATTTCATCGGCAGCTTTTCCCGCTTTTCCGGATTTCGGAATTTTTCCTTTTTGCATGGCATAAACCACATGCATGAACCTACGTTGGCGATCAGATGTTGACGGCATATTTCTATTTTTTAGGACTTCTTGTATAAATAGCTTTTCTTTATAGTAGAAACGCTTGTTTTTGAGTTTTGTTCAATCTCCTAAGCCATCGTCCCTTCGAAAACCAATTTTCTATAAATATTTTGATGTTTTGAAAAAAGTAAACATATTTATATTTCAGAAATGCAGCTTCTTCTATAAGCCGCCACACTAACAAAGTGTAATCTTCATTGGACTTCTAATAAGTTCAGAACCGTAAGGAACAATTAAATATGGATAGCAATCTCTTAAAAGAAGCTATCGCCGACGCAAAGGCTGTCCGACAAACTGCATTGGCAAATGCCAAGGCTGCTTTGGAAGAAGCTTTTGGAACTCGTCTTGAGGCGATGCTTTCTCCAAAACTCGAAGAGGAAACAAATGACGTTGTGGGTCCAGAGGATCTTCCTCCAGCCCCACCAGTGCTTCAAAAACCTATGGAACAAGAAGCCGCCGTCAATGAAACCGATATCGAGGAAATCATGAAGGAACTTGAAGCTGAACTCCCAGAGGAATCAGCCGCCGTTCCACCGCAGGCACCAGTACCAGCACCAGCTACGTGTCCTCCAACGGACACCACTACTGTTCCGCCAGCTATGTCTCCTCCAGTGGATACTACTGTTCCGCCTGCTCCCACATCTGTTCCGCCTGCCCCGGCTCCTGCACCAGCACCAGCCGCTCCAGAAGAGGAACTAGATGAAGAAATCGATGTAAATGAGCTTCTTGAAGCCTTGAAAAAAGAGGAAGAAGAAGAAGAAAAGGACGAACTCCAAGAGTCAGTCCCAGTTAAATCTTCTGGTATTGGCACTGCTGACAACAAAGTGCCATCAGCCGATGCTCATGAATCGTCTCACATTGAGTCCGCTGCCAAAGATCGAGTTGGTGGAGGCGAAGGCTACACAAATGGCCCTGCTGATCCAACTATGGCAAAACGACCAAATCAAGGTAAAAATGCCACAAAAGACAACCTTTCGACCCCCGGTGGAGCCCTTAAGGAAACCAAGGAAACGGGTATTCCCGGTGGTACTGTAACAGCGAAGGAACCTTCTGAGGCCAAACGTCCAAATCAGGCAGATCATGCCACAAAGGATGACCTCTCCACTCCCGGTGGATCATTGAAGGAAGAAAATGAACAGTTGAAGGCTCAATTGACCGAAGCCGAAAACGCAATCACCTACCTTCGTCAACAACTTAATGAGATCAACTTGCTGAACGCCAAACTGCTTTACACGAACAGGCTGTTCAAGGAATACAGCATGGACAACAATAAGAAGATGAAGATTGTTGAAATGTTTGATCTTGCCAAGAATGTTCGTGAAGTCAAAATGACCTATGCGGTTATCGCTGAGTCCCTCAATTTCGGTGCTGATCTCAAGAAGAAGACCTCTTCTAAGATTCAGAATATCACCGAAGGCATGGCGAGCAAACCCGTAGCGGGAACAGCACCAGATAAGCAAATCATTGCTGAAAGTGCCAAGTCCGAAATGGTGTCTAAATTCCAAAAACTCGCAGGAATTAAGACACCACAACCACAACCAAAAAAGTAAGTGCGAGAAAATAAAGGATAAACCTATATGGATAACGTAAAAGAACTGTTGACCAGTGCGTTAGATCCTCAAGCTCGCTTGAAGCAGGAAACCCGTGGACTCGTGTCCAAGTGGGACAAAACCGGGCTTCTTGAGGGACTCAAGGACGATATTGCCAAAAGCAATATGGCCGTACTGCTCGAAAACCAAGCGAAACAACTGATCGAAGAAGCATCCGTCACCGGAACTTCTGCGAACAGCGAACAATGGGCTGGCGTGGCTCTGCCACTCGTCCGTCGTGTATTCGCCGAAATCGCTGCCAAGGAATTCGTTTCCGTGCAGCCAATGAACCTGCCTTCGGGTCTGGTATTCTACTTGGACTTCAAGTATGGAACCAACTCTGGCGTGTTTACTCGTGACTCCGCAACGAACTACTCTTCGTTGTTCGGTGGTGTCTCGGGATCTACCGCAACCGACCCATGGAAGCTTGGTTCCACCAATGCTCCTGTTGGCGGTTTGTATGGACCGGGCCGTTATGGCTATACTGTAAACGATCAGGTAGTTGAAAATATTACCATCACATCGGCATCTGCTACATTGGCAGACATCAACTTCGACACGGGCAATTCCAACGATCCAGTGTATCAGTCGCTATCTGCGTCTTATGCCGCTGGCCGTTTGTGGGCCGTTACAACTTCCGGTTTCACGACCGCAGTTGCCGCCTCGGGTTCCGCCCCAGATATGAATGCTGTTCGCAGCTTCAGCATTTCGGGCTCTGGTATCGTTACCTACCTCCCCGGCTTCACTCGCTATAGTGGAAACGAAGTCGTATTTGTTGTTTCGGGTTCTTCGGGTAATGCTGGACCAGTAACACCTGCCAAGATTACCTACTCCGTCCAACCTCGGGATACTTCCCGTGGTGACTTCGAAGATCGTCTTGGTGTGTCCACAGACGCTACCGACACTGGCCTGAACAAGGACATCGGTATCCCAGAAGTCAACTTGGAACTCAAGAGCGAACCCATTGTGGCCAAGACCCGCAAGTTGAAAGCCGTCTGGACTCCAGAATTGGCCCAAGACTTGAACGCTTATCACAGCGTTGACGCCGAAGCAGAACTCACTGCTTTGCTGTCTGAGTACGTCTCGATGGAAATCGACCTTGAAATCCTCGACATGCTGATTAACAATGTTCCTAATATCAACAAGGAACGTTGGAGTGCAGTACTCAACCGTGAAATCATCAAGACTGGCAATACGTATGTTATTCAAGATACGACCACTGCCGGAACTGGTGGTTACTACACGAAGGCAACTTGGTACCAAACTCTTGGTAACAAGATTCAAAAGGTTAGCAACAAGATTCACCAGCTTACCCTGCGTGGCGGTGCTAACTTCATGGTAGTCGGACCAGACGTAGCGACCATCCTCGAATCCATCCCCGGCTTCGTGGTCAATACGGACGGCGATTCTGCCAAGTTCGCAATGGGTGTAAGCCGAGTCGGAAGCTTTGCTTCTCGATTCCAAGTTTACAAGAATCCTTATATGCAGGAAAACCTGATCCTCATGGGCTTCCGTGGCAATAACTTCTTGGAAACTGGTGCAGTCTATGCGCCATACATCCCACTTATCCAGACACCTCTGGTTTACGACCCAATCAACTTCACGCCAAGACGTGGTGTAATGACCCGCTATGCGAAGAAGATTGTCCGTCCAGAGTTTTACGGACTAGTGTATGTAATGGATACCGACAGGGTATAAGCTATAACACTATAATCACGAAGGGCTTCCGAAAGGAAGCCCTTTTTATTTCCATGCTATAATGAGATATGCGAAAAAGACTTGCATCTTATTCGTATATCTTCTATATGTATATGGATGAAAAGAAAGATAGTTAACAAACCCAAGACAGTTGTATGTGGCATTTGTTTGAAACCATTTTCGCTATATGGGATGGTATCACACATTAAGAATACGCATCATATTTCATTAGAACAATACACAAACACGTACGGCGAATTTCGAGCTCCAATACGACAAAGTAAACGGAACATACAAACCATCCAATGCGGAATATGTGGGAGGGGAATATCTTCAACAGGCATGTTCGTGCATCTTCGAGATTCTCACGACATTTCACCCGACGATTATGTTAAACTACATCCAGAATACCGACCATCCAAAATACGACAGCAAAGTTACATGCAGCGTCTTAAGGAAAATTGTAACATTCAAACATGTGTAATATGTGGTAAGGATTTTCCTTCTGGTAATTTACTCGGTTGGCATATAAAAAACGAACACAAAATATCGAAAAGAGAATATATTCTTACACATATTTTTAACGGAACCCATCCAAAATGTAAGTGTGGATGTGGCAGGCCAGTCAAAATTCTAAACTACTACCCATATTGCCGAGAATATATTTCAAGTCATAACCCAAATGCAATGTTGGGTAAGCATCACTCGAATTTATCTAAAGAAAAAATGGCATTGAAAGCAATGGAACGTCTATCTGCAACTCCATCGCCAAAAATTGACACAGAACCAGAAAAAAAATTTGAAGAATTCCTCAACCGCAATAATGAAAAATATATTCATCCCTACAAAACCGAACACGGTCTGATTGATTTTTTCCTCCCTGATCGGAACTGGTTCGTTGAAATAGATGGAAATTATTGGCATCCAATTAAAATCGAAGGATTGAATTTTCGATTGCTTCCCAATGTAATTTCCGCAAAAAGGAAATCCTCGCTTCCAAACTTAAAGAGAATACGAGAGGAAAATATTGATAAAATAAAATCAATCGCCGACATTCAGACATTATCAACCACATACGATTTTATCATCCCTTTCCGGCAGAAAATAATTTTTAAGGAATTCTTCGAGGCTTGCTTAGAACTTAAAGGTGAAAGTTACCTCCATGAGAATATTTGGCTACTTTTAAAGTTTATAAGAGAGATGCAACCAGAGTTTCCATTTCCACCAAACGAAGAAACTCCCGGTGATGTTATTACACAAATCCAGTCTGCGGACTTTAAATCTATATTAAATGAAAATGAAAGAACGTTTTCAAATAATATCTCGAACATCGGAGTTTCTTGGCTGAAAAGTCATTTCAAGTCATATTGGAAAAGTGCGTTCAATGGAAATCCATCTCCCGTTGAAGCATGGGGGGATGATGAAATCTTAAAACAAATAATCACATATAGAGTGGGTCTAAATAATTCTGGAGAAATCTTTGATTTTAGTCTCCATCAAATGATACGGGGTTTATCTGCTCGCCGATTAACCGTCTCGTTTTTCAAACCATTATTGGCGGCAGCAATATATGACTACTACTTGAAAGATGCTACGACCCCTACAACGTTCGATCCATGTTGTGGATTTGGGGGAAGATTAGTCGGGTTCAAGGCACGATATCCACATGGAAAATATATCGGATGTGAACCAAACTCAGAAACCTACACCGAACTTGTTTCTCTTGTTCGAATGATGAATTGGCAAGATGTGCAAATATACAATTGCAAACAAGAAGATTTTAAAGAAACTATCACTCCAGATTTTGTTTTTACAAGCATTCCATACTACGACAAAGAAATTTACAGCCAACCAGTGGAATACTCTTCATTTGAAAAGTGGACAACAGAATTCATCGGGGGATTATTACGTCATGCCAAATTAGCTCCTACATATATCAACCTATCACAAGATTTAGCACAATTACTTGGTTGGAACAATCCAGATACTTATATTGTATCCAACCGTTCACATTTCGATAGGACAGAAGGGTTGAAAATCGAACCAATCGTGAAGCTTTAGTGAATGCTTCCACGACTCTAAAGGGATAAGGGCTTTATGCTTCCAAGAACGTAACGACACACTTGACTCACCATTCAACTTCTGGTAGTATGAAATTATGAAATTATGAAATGTAGATGGATTGTGGAGAATTTTACGAACTCCGATGACTATAAAAATTTGATTGAAGCCGTTCGAAAAACGGAGCGTGATTGCTATGTTATCGACAAACATAACAATTTCGATTTCGACCCATCAAGATATCGGGAAAATGAATGCATTATGTTTCAAGGGTCTATTCAAATGGCCCGTCATTGCCGTAAAGTTCTTCCAAAAGGATGTTTCCCCATTGCTTTTTGCACCGAGGAAAATTTTCTTTGTTCCACCTATTATCCTTATGTTCAAGAATTCCTGTTCAATAACAAACACCGCTTTGTGACCATTTCTGAACTAAAGGCCAACATGTTTGGTTTTTATAAAGAATTCGGAAAAGAAGCCCTTGTCTATATTCGTCCTGACCGTGGGGACAAACCATTTGTCGGTCAATTGCTTGATATACAGGATTTCGAACAATTTTGGAAAAATGATGTTGTTTGTACGGCAGAAGATGATGATTTGGTAATTGTAAGCACACCTAAGACCATTCAAGGTGAGTGGCGATACGTTTGTACCTATAATAAGGAAATTATTGCCCAATCAACTTATCAGTATCAGGGTAAACGAACTTCTATTCCTTTTGCTCCACCGCAAGCCACTGAATTGGTCCACAAAATACTCAATAAAGGGTATTTTCCCGATCCAGTATTCACAATAGATGTATGCCAAGACATCGATGGGAACTTTTGGATGTTGGAGTTCAACTCCTTTTCTAGTGCAGGACTGTATGCCTGTGACAAAAATCTCATTGCTAAGAAGGTATCGGAAATCGCTGAAAAGGAATATTTTTTGAGGTATCCGTGATATTTATATTCATGCTGACGCTCAAGTCTCTAATTTCAGAAACCGTTATTCCATTGACACAAGAAGATGCTCAAGAAGTTCATCATAAGCTAAGAATTCTTGCCGATACTCCAGATCTTCAAATGGATTATGGTTTAACTCAAGACCAAGCCAACGCATTAGTTCAAAGTATTCCTAAAAGTGGGGGGCAATGGATTGTTCCTCCGTGGGCATGGACGGCAGTTCAGGGAGAAATGGCCGATCATATCGAAGTCCTACAGGATATTGCAATGGATGCGTTTAATGCTAGAGAACAGGGCCAAGCATTGCGTATAAGTAAGCAAGCCAAAAGGCTTAAAAAACTCTTTGGAGTTTGATCTTCTTTTTGCTATTTATATGTTGAGACACTATGTCCACATACCGTCACTTTATCAATGAAATGTACATTCATGGGTTCGAAACCGATGAGAACGAACCCATTTTTCGTGTACCTGAAAATTTTGACCGCTACAACAAGGGATCAGGATGGGAAGCGTACAAGGGTGGAAATGATTGGGAAAATGGAACAACTGGTGTGGCGGTTTATCTTAATCCAGAGGGTTATAACAAGGACATGGCTAGAATTTGGTTCGAAGTTAAATTTCCTCCGCATTTAGAAGAATATGTTTCCTCGTCAAAAAGATCCACCGATCCTTCTTCTATTGCTGTCCAAAAATGGGGAAACAAAGCTGCTAGCCGATGGCTAAGGGAAACTATAAATATTCGTAAAAAAACAAGACAAGTTCATGGTCCTCACGACGGCTATAAACGAAAGTGGATTGAAAGAAAACCTTGGAAAGAATGTTTTATGCTTGCTCTGGAATCAGAGAAGATGAAGCCGTTTGTGAAGAAATGGGGTGTCGATAAAACGAAATGGGTAGGAATGAAGCGGTCCACGATTATGGAGGGATTAGGTCTTAAACTCCAAGAAGAAGGAAAGCCCTCTAAATATTGGTGGATGGATAAAGACGGAAAACTCATTCCCGTTGGTCCAGAACAGCATTCTCCGGTTGCCCGTCAAATGTTTGGACTTCCTATTTCTTCTGCTGTTTATCCCGAGATGTATGAAAAAGGATATCTCCGAGTTGCTTTTACGGGCTATTGGGGTTCTTATCAAATTGAAATCAATCATAAGCCCGGTAAAAGTCCTTCTCTTGCCCAATGGAGAGCCTTAAAAGATTTAGCTATTGAAATGGGAGCAGAATCAATTAGAGATAATACCGACAGTAAACTTGTTCGGGTTGACGAAAGCCGTTTATTGTTTGAAAATTTTCATGACAATAAGGAATGGTTTCTCTATGAAGGAGACAACACTATAACGGCAGTCTTTGAAGACAATTCAAGACAGACTTTTAAGATTCATTTTCATACCAATCGGTTAAGAGAAGATAGAGAAAAACACCGAAAAAAAGCCGCAATAACATGGAAAAAATTAGCCAAAGAAATCCGTAACAGTGCGGGCTTGAATCAGGCAGGGAATCCCATCGTTATTCCTTGGCAAGAATGTTTTTCTCGGGCTCTCAAGCACCCAATGATGAAAGAATTCATTGATGATATGAGAGCAACTCCTATTTTCGAAGTATGGATGCCAATACAAAACATATGGTTATCCCCAAATGGAGAAGCTCGACGTGTCAGTTCACACGAACGGGGAGCGAGTGATATTCTTGCGAGTCTTGGAAAAAAAGTTGGTGGAGGGTATCGAGAAGCATATGATGCCATGTACCGTCTTGGATGGGCACGGGTTATCGTGGGAGATAATGCATATCCTTTGATTGTAGATACTGGAAGCGAAGGAATGCCTAGACTTACAAAAGCACAACGTCAATGGGTAGAAGACCGTTCTTACGATCTTGGCTTGGAAGGATCTTATAGTAACGCATATGGACAAGAAATGCATTTGGAAGAATTATCCGAAGAAATCATTGGTGAAATGACTTATGATGAACTTCGGAATAGTATGAAGGGATATCGTTCTAAGGCAGATTTGAATAGAGGCACAACTACGGGTTCGGATAGTCGTGAACGAGGAGCGAAAGAAGTTAGTGTTCGTTCTCTGCGTGTTATAAGCACATTAGGTAAAGACGGGGAAGAACATCCCACAGCGATGTTCAGTTACAAAACCAGAAATACAACCGGCGATCCAAGAAAAACGCACCAGAGATGGCAGGGATATATTCGTTATCGAGGCGGCGATTCCAAAAGTGTAGTTGCACCAGTAAAAAAGAAACAAGATGTTGAAGTAAACTGCACTTGTCCCGACTACAAATATGTCTGGGCCAAGGCAAACTCTGACGCTGACGCCGGTGAAACAGGAGTTTCAAAACCAGCCGGATTTTCTGCGACTGGTCCCGTTTCAAAGATTGAGCCAAAACCAATGCAATATAGAACTCAACAAGTTGGTAAGAAACCCGTCAATATTTTCGAAGATGTCAACGATTATGACACACAAGAAGATACACCCGTTCAGAATGAACCAAAGGGAGAACCCGTAGATATAGATAAGCGATGGAAGTTCCAAGGTGGTAACACCAATAATGGAACATACGGAAAGAGAATTCGAAATCCTCAGAATACGCCGGGACTCTGCAAGCATTTGCTTGCTTTAGCAGATTATATTGAACGTGGAATTGAAAAAGCCGAACCGGTGGCTCCGGTCAAACCGGGAGAAGAAGAGCCTCAAGTCGTTGCCCCCGAAAAACCGTCCAAATTGAAAAAACGAGGTAAACCAATCAACATTTTTGAATCGATTGTCAACTTTGCACGAGCCAACCCACAGTTTGATGTTTTATATGAAGACTAAACAACTTAAACAACTTATTCGGGCTATTATCACCGAAACCCTTCAACAACTCAATGAAGCTGAAAATGGAGAATGGTGGATTTATCCCGGTGGCGACGCTCAATTTGCCGATGGAAATATCGGGGATTCTAATCACGAAGGATATGTTATTGAGCATGTATCCCGAGAAATTTATGAGCATTTTACCGGACGTGAATTGGGAGACCAAATGGGATATCTTTCGCAATATGAAGATGACCTTTTCAAATCTCTTCAATCCGACGGAAGACTAACAGAACGAGATATTGAGACGTGGGAACGAGGTCGGGGGCCAACAGAAGTTCTCATCGAAAAACTTCTTGAAGACAACGTATATCAAGATAGGAATCAAACGGAGTTTGCAGTCCACATTGCATGGGGTTCCTCAAGTAGAGATGCCAGAGATTACGCAATGAAATATCTTGGATGGAAGCGAATGACTACCGCCCGAAATTATGGCACAAATGTTCAGACGTGGTTTTTACGAGATTCCGACCTTCGAGATATCAAGCGTGGCATTTATGATGCATGGGGCAATGATGGAGATGAGGAAGATGATGCAACTCATGAAGTCACCATTGAAGTCCGTTCTAATAATAAAATATTCAGCGGTATTCCTCTGAACGAACTTGAGACAGCTACCGTTGCCGATTTAGCGACATATCAAAGAGGA